CCGGAGGCACCGGCGGTCCCGGAGGTCCCGGAGGTCCCGGAGGTTGAGGCGGCCCCGGAGGTCCCGGAGGTCCCGGAGGTCCCGGAGGTTGAGGCGGCCCCGGAGGTCCCGGAGGTTGAGGCGGCCCCGGAGGTCCCGGAGGTCCCGGAGGTCCCGGAGGTCCCGGAGGTCCCGGAGGTCCCGGAGGTTGAGGCGGCCCCGGAGGTCCCGGAGGTCCCGGAGGTCCCGGAGGTCCCGGAGGTCCCGGAGGTCCCGGAGGTCCCGGAGGTCCTTTACCGCAAACGCCATCGGCACCACGAGTAGTGCCGGGCATACACTCGCACTGCTTCGTGCTGACGTCAAAATATTCGTTAGCGCCGCAGCCGCCAATGCCGCACGGGTCAAGTCCCTGTGCCAAACGAATTAAGTCAAAAGGCTCACCATTTGGGCAGGTGAGCGGCGGAGGTGGCGGGGGCGGCGGGACAACTATTGGCGGAGGTGGCGGGGGCGGGTAATTAATTACCGGGCCATAGTTAGTCGCACCACGCTTCGGCGTAGTCGTGAAATAGTCTCCCGTCTCAAGCGGCGCACGGCCAATCGGGGGGACTAATAGCGAACGATACCACTCAGCGAGCGATTCATCGTACGGTTGGAGTGAGGCAATACCTTCCGTGCCTACACCTCTGGGTGCGGGCTGCGTCAGGCGGGTAAGCGGATCGCGGTTATAAGGATCAACGCCCTGAACTGACCCGATGCGAGTTGCATCGGTGCGATACTGATCAGTCAGGGCGGGAGCGAAAGGGCGGAGGTTACGGAAGTATTCTTCGCGCCTCCTTTGCTCGTCTTGCTCCAAGTTGCTCGCCGTTTCAGAAACTCCGCCATCCGCGTAGGCGACGCCGCCCGAAGCCATTTGCAGCCCGTAGCGACGATCATCCTGCGCGTAAGGAGGAGGTTGGTTCCGTGGAGGAGTCTGTGGCGGTTGATTAGGCGCTTGTGGCGCTTGCCCCGTAGGTGGTGGCCTACTGTAATCAGGGAACTGCGTGGTGTAGCCCTGATCGGTATAGCCGCCGTCAATAAAGTACGGTTGCCCCGGCTCACGGAACCTTGGATTGACCCGTCCGTAATTAAACTGGACGTTGCGGTACTGTTGAGGCTGCGGAGTTGGAATACCCGGTCGTTGTCCCGTCGCCTTTTGTTCAGCACGATTCATTGCATAAAGCGCAATCGCCTGCATGATCGGGTCAGTGCCTCGACCGAAAATACCCTGCTGTCCCTGTTGTCCTTGCGAGGGTTGCCCTTGTTGCGTAGTACCCGACTGACCGCCGCCTAGTATTCGTTGTAAGAGCGCATCAAGCCCGCCACCACTGGCAGGACTTCTACCTAACGGAGCTTCAACCGTAGGCTTAACATCCATCAAACCCGGTGCAACTTCGCCAAAGTCATCTGCTCCACGAGAAGCCTCTCTGTATCCAGCAGGACCCGCGATACCGGGGGTTCTCCTACCTTGCTGTACTGCGCTCGTAATACCACCGAGCAACTTAGTCCCGGCGTAGGCTTTCATGCCCGCCTCAAGACCCTTTTGTAGATCGCCCTTGATAGCGCCGTAGGCGGTGCCAGCAATCAATGCGGTGGTCTGAGGGTTTTGGATTATCGTGCGACCGACGTTAGCAATGCCCCTTCCAATAGAACTTAAAAATCTACTAAGGGCCGACGCTTCAAGGACCCCTGTTACCGGATTGACCGGCAGTTCCACACCCTGTGCACGGGCGATGGCTTGGAGGCTGCGAACCTCTTCGGGAGTCATGTGAACGAGGGCGGAATCCCCGTTACGGCCTTGAGCGGCTACAAGGGACGCGAGTCCCGCCGCAGGATATTGGTTCATAAGCCCCCCAAGGGGAAAGGTTTCTTAAATGGTATCACCGGTTGGCCTCGTAATTCGACACCCAAGTGACGGTCAGAATGATGGACGGGATAGCTGGAATATTCCCGGTTGGGGCTACGTAAGGGACAAACACAGCCGTATCTGGCGACTGCCAAGCCAACTCAAAATAGTCCCCTGCTTCCATAACCAGTACGAAGTTCCAAGCCGGGACGATTTCGCTGTTAGGACCGTCAATGACAATCTTGGTGGCTGAGTCCGGTACGTTAACCCCGTTAATGCGAGGCCAGATGTAAACCGCATCAGAGCCACCGCCTGTCTTGTCTAACTGCGCCGAGAACTGAAAGTTATAAACCCCAGTGTTGTTGACGTAGATTTTCGACGTTGGGGTACCGCGAGTCACCTGAAACTCAGACACAACTGAGTTGTATTTAAATATATTTACTGCACTTGCTACCGGATTCGTCTGCGTTGTAGTGTCAAAGTACGAAGCATGTGCGGTAGGCGAGTTGATCCGGTTGGCAATTTGATTAAAGAAGAGGCGCAGAACATTATTAGTCTGCTCCATGCCACGCTGGTCGTACTGTCTAAGTGCGACTGGAATACTCGGCGGAACTACACCACGAGGTACGGTCATTACCGACGACCGTCCGGCCTGATATCAAGACGCAGCGCACCCATCTGCCACGACACGCCAAGGTCCGATGACCCTACACGCACCGCCATCTGCCTACTCCGAACTCGCGTAAACAACTGCTCGGTGTAAATCTCGTACGGCAATACAGCCGTAGCCTGCACTGTTTCTATGTCGGGTGTGCCGTATGCGGCACCGGGATAGTTGCGCGGGTAGATAGAAATATTGACAGAGGGAGTCGTGGTCGATGATCCCAAGAACTTAATGTCCGGAATGATACGTGACACAAAGCCAAAGTTGTGTCCGTCACCGATGTCAAAGTCTGACGACTCAATGAAGCAACTGATCGGCTGCGCGGTGCCCGTTGAGACATCATCCCAACCGACTTCGTGGTAAAGAACCTGATTCGGATAGGACATCGTGACCGGCGTGTAAGCCGTATGAGACGCAGCCACCGTTCCGTTTACGCCTCGCACGCACCCAGTCAGAACGGTGTTATTCGTGACCCCGGTGTACGTAATCTGCTCAGAGTCAATAAAGATAGTCCCAGCACTGGGATATGAAGAGGCGTTCAGCAAAGTAATGCTGGTATCTGAAGCTGTGATATCCGCCGTCGTGTAAGACACTTGGATACTATTCGCCAGCAACGGGTAGTCACGGATTAATTGCGGTGAAAACGCGCTTCGACCCAAACTGCCGTATGACCAGACGTTTTCGAGGTAGTTGAATATTACTACCGTGTCGTTGCGGGTACTTCCGGTGCTTGGGTAAAACCACCAGACTTCGCTGAACGCTTCGTTGTTACCGCAAGTGACTTGCGCGATTTGATCTTTATTTAGCGTACTAAATATATGCTGTCGGATCGTGCAAGGCAGTGTGTTTACGCGACCGTCGTATACGAAGAACTTATCCAGTCCCATCCAATACACGGCGTTGTTGACGTTAATGACCGAGTTCTGCGATGCGATAGAAATGTCTTGATCAAGCAGCGTAAAGCCGAAGACAAACGGAGGCCCGAGGTACTGCATGGAGTACACAGCCGTGTCTGTCCAAACGACAATTTCTTGACGCGCTGTCGTAGCCGCTACGATCTTAGAGCCATTAGCCAGACGTTGTTCACCTGACTGGTTCGTAACTTCAGGCACCCACTCGTACGGGTTATCGGCATCTGACCAACGAACAACGAGCGGATCAAATGCGGTATCAAAGTTAGTCGGATCGTACGGGTTAGCCCCCATACATACGGTGAAATCGTCAACCGGGGAGTCGAGGATCAACGCCGTTTCGTTCGGTACGTGTCGGCCCGAATAACTAAAAGACAGCAAAGACGCTGTAGCAGAAGCCGTTGTAGCCGTAGAAAGTGTTACCGAAGTACTGCCGTCCCACGTAGCCAGAACATAAGTGCCAGACGGAATGCCACTACCCGAAACAACCGCGCCCGTATTAATTCCGGTTGCATCTGCAACAACTACGGTAATAGACCCCGAAGCGTAAGCTGCCGTCGTAGCCGTTTTTTCTACAGAATTTGCTTTAGCCTCAAGAGTCGTTGCTCTTGACCATGTAGAAGTGTCTTTAGTCCAGTAGTAAATAGCGCCGTTGTTTTCAGCAAAAATCAGGTCGTTGCCGTAATTAAACTGCGACCAAAGACGAAGCGGTACACCTGCTGGAGTACTAGAACCCCAAGTACCAGAACCCCACGGAGGGCCGCCCCAACCAACCGAAGTCGTATAGACCGCAGTACCGGCATCAATGTCGTATTGCCCGATAACGAGAGAGCCACCGCCTGTAGCAGTTGACCCGGCGGGCGTTGGGCTTGCAATGACAAACGAGTTGGCGCTCGAAACCGAGATGACCTCGTACTCTCCGTTAATAGTCAAACTACCGACAGCGGTCGCGCCAGAGAAAGTAACAAACGTACCGAGTGATACGCCGTGTCCCGTCGATGTAATGTTGACGAGTTTACTTCCAGCAGTAGTACGGATTGGGTCGCTAGAAAGCGTCCCCGAGAAAGCAAGGGGGGTAATGTCGTGATAGACGCCGCCAAGCTCGACGTAGAATTTCTGATTGGTCCCTACGCTTAAAAGGTTAAGTCCTTCCAGAGTCGAGTAGTTCCACAGCGACCGGGCTACGCCGTTATAGGTATTAGCGTTATTAGTGATGTTGACCCAGCCGCCGATCTTTTGGGCGTAGCCACCACGGAACCGCACCTTGTCTACGACGAAAAACCCGCCCTCACCAGCGTAGTTAGTGGTTTCTCGATTGACGCCGGGCCTGAAATCAACTCTCTGAAGTGGCATTAGACAACCCCTGACAGGTACAACGCCCGTTCGTCGTTGCGCCTTTTTACCAATCCCGGCAGTACTTTACCACCAGCCTTCGTCCATTTCAGGAACTCGTCAGCCGCCTCTTCCAACTCACCTCGGTTGGTCTTCATCCGAAGGGAAGAGCGTTGGAGATTGCCAAGACCCACGTTGAAGGCAAAAGATACGAGAGCATCAAAGACTCCCTGACGGCCAACAGCAGCAGGGCAAAGTCGAACCACACCACGCTCAAACCGGCCAAGGTCTTGAGCAAGTATCCGATCCACCTCGTCCATCGTGAGAACCCGGTCCCAGCCTGCGGGTATCGGTAGATTCTTGCGCTCCTCATACTTCACCGTCGCATGAGTCGGGTCAATCACGTGACCCACGCCCACAGTCCACAAAAGCGCCGGACAGCGGTAAGGCTTAGTCCTCACCCCTTCGTGGTGCTTGATCATCTGAATGGCAGCGGGGCTGACTTTCACTTCTTGCCAAAAGCCTGTGTCCCAAACCAGAAGGCGATAATTGAAGACAGGATTAGCATCTCGTCATCCGAGAACACTTCTGCCATAGCAGCGGCAAACGGCACACCCGTGTTGTAGGCGTACCAGACTCCAGCGATATTGATGGCAACGAGTTCTAACACGAAGATATATGTCACAACCGGACGGACGCTGGCGCGGAGATTGATCATCCACTGCGAAGCACCCTTACCAATTTCCATGTCGTGCTGATACAGGGCTTGACGCTCTTCGCCCGCCGTCTGAGTCTGAATCTGCTCCAGCTTGATCTCTTCTACCCGTGCCTGAGCAATGAAGCCTCGTTCGGCCAGCGCCAACTCGCGCTCCTTCTGGGCAGCGACCAAGGCTAACTCATGCTTCTTGTCCTGCCGGTCTTGGAAGATTTGCAGGATCTTGGGAAGCCCACCCGCAAGGAAGGACAGAAACGTACTAATCATTGTCATCATGCGTCTATCCTCCGACCAAACTTCTGAAACCAAAGTTCGCAGTCTTCGGCGTATTTGGTTTTTACATAGCTAACAACTTTCTTAGCCATTTCTTTTTTGCCGTCATACGCGCCTTTGTTTTCCCAGCCTATCGGGAAATCATCTAACCCAAGACCCACAGTCGCTTTTCTTAACTCAGACTCATAATTGTCAAAGTCAAGAGCGGTTACTTCCAAGTCACTATTAAAATATCTAACTTGTGGAAACAGCAAACCCGCAAAATTAACGTCTTTATGGCGTTCGTAATAAACTTCTATAAAGTCTTTATAGTCGGCAATATCATTTCTTGAGAAAACTTTTATTAACTGCTGGGTGTATTTGTACTCTTTAAACATCAATATTCCACTGACAAACCGTTCAGCGGGATTTCGTAAAAAAGAGTAAACCTTGTACTCGCTTAAATTTGGCTCAAACTCAATAGCTCTTTCGGGCGTAGCATGTCTATCGTCAAAAACAACCGCATCTTTGCAATTCATCAAGAACTTCGCGGCCGTTGTTGACCCCGTTTTAGAGGGAAACAGAAAAGCTACTTTATGGCCTTTGAATAAAACCATATCTTAAGGCTGCCATATCTCTTCGGGTTGAACTGGATCAGTTAAAATCGCATCAGCACGAGGCTGAGTTAGCAAATTTTTGCTGACCATCATGTTAATTCCGTCAATAGTACGAGAGTCTTTTAGGTTAATTTTGCTTACCGCATAGAAACGATCTAGCCAACCTTGCACCTCAACGTCGGTTTTTGCCGCAGTCAAAATGCCTGTGTATTCAGCGTCCGAGAATCTATCAATCATAGCCAGCCGTGTAATCGGTGGGTATGGCACAACAGGATCTGGCTGAATCTCAGGGCCGACCAAAACCCACCTGCCGGGATAATATTGGTCTACAAACGCCTGATCAGAGATGATGTCGCGGGTTGAACCGTCAAGTTCAGTTACTGTGTAAATGTTGTTCATGATCCTAAAAACCCTATCATAGCGAAACCACCGCCACCGGCACCGCCAACGCCTATGCCGTTACCAACACCGTAGCCGAGAGAAACCCCGCCACCGGCGCCGCCGCCTCTACCGCCGTCACCACCAGACGCAGCGCCAGCGGTAGCGCCTGAATTAATAGCTCCGCCTCCGCCTCCAAACAAACCGGCTCTAGTTCTGCTATTGGAAGTTGAGCCTGATACAGCTGCTCCACCGGCACCAACATCGGGATATGGAAGAGCAACAGCGTTACTGGCGCTGACGGGGGTTTGACCAAACCCATTATGTTGTAAGCCAAAAACAGGAGCCGGACCGCCCCAAGGCTGAAGATTAGCACCAACGGCGAAATTGTTACCGCCCCCGCCGCCGTACTGGGCGACTGAGTAACCATCACCCGATCTATTACTACCGCCTTGTCTGCCGTCGCCACCTGTTCCCGCGCCCTGTTGGCCAGCCGCTGTGTAACCTGTGCCCCAAAACCCAACTGAACCGCCGCCTCTAGGAGTCGTAAAATAAGTGCTTATGGTAGCGGATTGAGAACCACCGCCAGTAAAGTTGTAATCACCGCCGTTAGCATTACCACCGACACTGGAATTGAGGTTAGCGGCACCAGCTGTAGCATTACCACCGGAGCCAGCGTTGCATGTGATACTGACGCCGCCACCAACTACAGTAGTAATGCTGCCACTATTTCCATTACCAGAGCTACCGGCATTGCCAGTACCTGCGGTGCCCCCTGCGCCTAACGTAATAACAATTGACGCACCAGAAGCAACAAAAGCGGTTTTAACAGCACATCCGCCAGCACCACCACCAATAGCGCCTAGTGCGTATAGGTTACCTAAATTTTGCGTGTCCCATCCTGCGCCACCACCACCGCCGCCAGCACCAACCACTAAGAACTGATACCACCCAGACTGACTAGGTACAAAAGTGGTGGAAGAGTTGAAAGCTCTGGTCCAAGCCGGTTGTGTTGGCGTATTGCCAGAAAATTGAGTGTACTGACTCATGCGAAGATCCATCCTTCAGTTGCGTCTGAGTATCTAAGTTGTACCGAAGCGTAAGTCGCATTAAGCGTCAGGTCCTCGGCAAGACCTTGAATGTTTTTACCATTACGCGCCACGACATTCGTGACCAAGCCGTTAGCAACCGTAACGTAAATCGTATCACTAATGGTAGGCGAGGCCGGAAGCGTAACCGTGGCGGTTGTTGCAGCAGTCAAAACGTAGTGGAAATTAACCGCCGCAGTGATCGCAGTAGATGCTGTGACTGTAACGGTAGGAAGACCGCCGCCACTCGCTGCAATTGTGATACTGCCCGCATTGTTAGTGACCGAAATTCCGTCACCTGCCGTCAATGTAGACAGAGCGTAACCAGTACCGTTACCGATCAGAAGTTGGCCGTTAGTCGGCGTGGTATCAAGTCCAGTACCGCCTTCCGCGATTTTCAGCGCGTTGGTTAACGTCAAACTTGTGGCAGAAAAGTTTGTACCAGTCAGCGTCGTGATGTTGGCGCTAGTGCTAGTTAGCGTCGTGATGTTGGCGCTAGTGCTAGTTAGCGTCGTGATATTAGCCGAGGTCGCCGTTAGCGTAGTCAGGTTAAGACTACTTCCAACACCCGCTGAATAACTCGTTGCCTCAACAATATCGGTACCGTTTGATACGAGAATAAACTTACTTCCCGCCGGAACCGAAACGCCCGTTTGACCAGAAACTTTTACCGTCACCGCACCAGAGGCGTTGTTAAAGATGAAGTAGAGTTTCTTGTTAGCAGGAACGATCAGGTTGGTACTGGCTCCACCGGTTCCTGTCAACTCAATGTACATATTACGGGCGACACCGGTCGCACCGTTCGGGATGGTGATGGTCGTGTCATTACCGGTAGATACGGCCTGAGTGACATAACCAGAAATGGCCTGCTCAAGCAGGGTTCCCAAGTTGGTATTAGTGGTGTCACCCCACGTACCTGCTCCTTCGCCTGTAGCGAGGAGTTCAAGGGCCAAATTTGTTGAAAATGTAGACGGCATTTTTAGTTACCTCACGCCGCGATTTGTGTCCAGTTCGCGTTCTGATCTGTATTAATCAAACTCCACACGTTCACTGCTGGCGATTGGGAACCAATATTACCCGTTGCAGATACGCCGGTCACAATGACTATTCTATCTATCCGTACCTGAACCGTCCCAACTTGTCCAGTCCCACTTACCCCAGCAACAGGGTAAATAGAATTTTGAGTCGCAACGCCAAGTTCGCTTGTACCTTCAAGTCCGGTTACAACCAGAACCTGATCTGTAACGAGCGACACCGTACCAACCGCGCCGGTTGCTGCAAGTCCAGTTACAACCAGAACTTGATCAGTAAAGACGGCTACATCGCCCAGTTCGCTAGTTGCTTCAAGGCCCGTTACGACCTGAGTGTGCCCAGCGATAACAATAAAGTTACCGATCTGGAACGTGCCTTCAACTCCCGTAACCGACAATATCTGTTCAGTGACAAGCGACACCGTACCAATCTGTCCAGACGCCGAAACGCCCGTGACCGGCACAATGAGTTCAAGGAAGACTGTGGCATCGCCTAGCTCCCCCGTACCCTCAACGCCATCTTCAATAACAATCGCATCAGCAACGACAACTTCATCGCTGAGTATCGCCTGAGCTTCTAGCCCTGTGACTAAGAGGATTTGCTCGGTAGAAACAAAGACCGTACCGAGTTCACCCGTAGCCTCAAGGCCCGTGACTACAATAACTTGATCTGTGACAAACGAAAGCGTCCCTACCTCACCGGTACCGGTGAAGCTTACAGATGCTGTACCCCATCCGCCTTCGCCCCATCCTGTAATGGAGTTCCAGCCTTCAAGGGTTACTACTACGTCCGTCACAGACGTAGCCTACTTAGGCGATTCGGAGGATCGCGGTCGAAGCAGCGGCAGCAGGGAACTGGATGGTGAAGTTACCAGCCGTGGAGGTCTTATCACCACCAAAGGCCAGAACCGCAACAGCCTTGTTGCTCTGCGTAGCGTTATAGATCAACGCGCCGTTCGCCGTAATCGTCGCGCTCGGGAAGGTCAAATCATCGAAGTCGATGAAAGCCGTCGTGCCAGACGAAGTGGGAACCTGCGAGATCGTCAACGTCAAACCGCCCGCCGGGTAGTTCGTGCCAGACGAGGAAACCTCATCTGTCGTGCTATACGCCGTTGTAGCAGCGCCCAACGTAGCCGACGAAGTGAACAGCGCCAGCTTAAACACATCCGCAGCAGCCGATGCACGGATTACGCCGGTACCAAAATTGTGAATGCCGTCAAGGATTTCAACCTTAAACGACGTTGCCATTGCCTGAGTAATAGCCATTAGAGGTCTCCAATTAATTGTGCGATTTCCGCATAGCCTTGTTGATCTAGTTTCTTACATATCATCTTGCGCTCGGCTTCTTGGGCTTCGCGTAGATATTTCACCAGCCAATAATGCAGTGCTTCCTTTGAATCAGCACTGAGTATGCGGTTTACCGCACGTTCTGCAATTTCTTCGACAGTATGCTCACGACGGTTAGTCGTTTGCACAAATACCTGCCCAACTTCTACGTTTCCACTAAACATCAAGTCACCGGAATCCTAACTTGTCCCGAACGATACGCATCCTGACGATCCAAACCATCGCCAAGACGTTTGAGGAGTGCTAATGACTCCTGATATTTCTGCTCGTAATAAGTCATCATGTCCTGCTCACCCTTCAAGTAGGTGTACGCTTCGCGCAATGACCCGTAGAGCAATACCGTCTCAAAGTTGTCTCCCAACCAAGAAGTCGAGTTATTTACGATTGACGGCGGATAGTAATAGTAGTGCAGTTCAGCCGTGTATGCTTGATCAGGAGTCGGCCCAAGAATCATAGTGGCGTCGTCCCAAATTGCGTAGTACTTAGGCTTACCCGTGCTGTTCGGGGGAGGATACGCCGCTCGGATGTAGTTCACATCCTTATTCAGCAGGTATTCGTACTCACCCGTAGTCGGGTCAATAACAGCTAACGAAAAGGTCGAAAGCCAGTCAGAAGGCAACTGGAAGTACGGAAACGTATTTGTCATCGTCCCCGTGACATTCTTTCGGATAGCAGGAATCTGAACGGAGTTGTAAATCCGCTCTTCAGCAAGCTGCACAAAATTCGGGATATTCGCCACGAAGGAGGTCTCCGTGGACTGACAGTAGTCCTGAATTGATTGTGAAAGCTGCGTGTAATTCATTAGCTCCAGCCTGCTCGTACTTTGCCGTTGTACTGCAAATTAATCTGCGAGACGAACTTTTTACCCTTGGTGGCAGCGCCAGCACCCTTCATTTCCATGTGGGTGACGCCCTTGTTCACATCCTTTTCAGGATAGCCATTCTCACCAGTCGGATCAGGGTTGTGCTTGATCTTGCCGGGATTCAATTCTTTCATGGTACTTACCTCGGACCCGAAGACTTACGCACCGGGCTGCGCTGGTTCATAACCTTCGCCATATTCCGACCGTACTTCTTCATTTCGCTGTTGGTCTTGCCACCAGCACGCATACCGTGAGCTTTACTCGCCGGAAGTGAAGCGTGCTTTCTCAAAGCTTTCATTGCATCACCATTCTTCATCACAATCTCCTAGGTCGTAACGACCGTCACCGTTCCTACTTCACCGAACGGCGCTAAATCATTAGGCGTCAGTCCGGCATCATCCGCTCTGGCCCCGCCCACGGGTGCCCAGCCCCATTGTATCTGACGACTGCCATTAGCACCGTCATTACCGACCGCAAAATAACTCGTGTCCGGTCTCGGGTTCCGTAATGCCTGCGGATCGTCCACAGGGTACAAACCGAGAGACAACTGGGGTTGGTCAGGCTCCCAGCACTCCGGACAGACCAAGATATTTACATTCTTGGTCTTCACCACAATTGACTTCAACTGGCGCAGTTTGTATTGAAAACCACACCGGTCGCACATCGCGATGGAATGTTTGCCACTTGCGAACCTGTTTGGCATTAGTAGCCACCCAAGAAGCTCTCACGTGGGACAAACCGTACCGCCGCTTTTTCCCGGTCCTCGCCAGCAGCCAAATCCCAAGCCTCGTCGTACTGGGCTTTCAGAATCTGCGTACGCGCTTCTGCACCGGGAATCTTCATCGACAGCATATAGGCCAGACCCGCCACCATGCAGGGCAAGAACCGGAACGGGATGTCCTGTCCGTTTACGCCCGTACCGGGGTCAAACATCCGACGCAGACGGGTGTAGTACAGAATCCAAGTCGTACTGTTGTCGGGTTTCGGCCACACCGTAAACTGCGGATAGACCACGACGTTATCCGCGCCGGTTGCACCCGTACGCCGATTGATCCAAATCTGAATCGGGCGACCCGTCGCGTTCTTGTTTGGGATAGACACGTAGGTGCTGGACGAAATACGACTGATATTGATGTCCTGCTGGTTTTGCCCAGACCCCGTGCGAATCACGTGATCAAGCAGATCAACCGTATCCACCGGCAAGTCGTACGTACCGACGTTGTAGGTCAGCGTCTTGGTGCCTTCCTCCAACGTCCAAAGATTAATACCCCGGTTTGACCAGTCCATCAGGAGCAGGGCAAGACTACGCTTCGACGTACGGAAGTCATAACCCGTACGCAGTTCAGCACCGCAACGCTCAAACGCCTCTTCAATGATCGTATTGAGGTCGAGGTTGAAGTCTGTCGTAGCTGTAGTCTTGTCTACCATTACTTCCTCGCTGTCACTATGTCGTCACCCTTGGTGACGGTGACATGATCGCCCTCAACGTCCACCCGCATCGGCTGTTCCTTGCGGTCCAACTTATCAAGTTTGGCAATGAGGTCTTTGATGACATCAAACTCAGGCTTGGCTTCCTTCTCCGTCGCACCGGCAATGTTTGCCAGCATAGAGATCAAAGCGGTCAGAGACGCGCCCAGCAAGCCCATGACAGCAGCGATTTTCTCGTTGTCCAACTGAAGGCTAGAAACAACCCCAATCACCACGATAAACGTGATGTAGAAAAGGCCATATTTGCCGATAGATTTACCAGCAACATCCTTCGCAGACGACTCACCTTCAATCCGCTTGGCCTCTGCCATAGCGTCAAGACGAGCCTTGAGAAAATCTCCGAGCGTCATCTTACTTACCTAGTTTCCTAAGCGTTTGCGCCAAACGAGCGCGTTGGCCCATCTTACCGGGCTTCTTTGCCGCAGCAGCGAGTTTCTTAGCCGGGATTTTATCACCAGCCTTAACGCCCATAGCCGAACGCAGTGCGCCCGGCTTTTTGATAGCGTCCTTGATCCAACCGCCTTTCTTAAACACGCCACGCCCTTTGAGGACATCAGCGCGAGTCACCTTGCCGTCGTTGTTCAAATCTGGAAATTCTTTAGCCACGTTTATTTACCCCTTTGGCGGTAGGACCGCGTTTTTTGAGATATACCCTTGGGCTGCGGGACGAACTGCTTGCCTTGGGCTTTGCCTTTTCGCTTGGCTGCGGTGGTACGGGCGTACTCAGCAGGGCTGAGAGCTTTAATCGCAGCCTCTGGTAAATACCTTTCACCTGTGTCAGAAGATCGTTTACCACTTTTTGTTCTCCACTTTTGGGCAGTCCAAGCCTTTAACGATTGCTGCGGAGCTTTCATGACTTATACCCGCCGCCCTTCTCTTTGTATCGCTTGGCTAGAAGCTGCGCCTTACGCGCCGACCACTGTCCTGCGGCAGTACCTTGTGTTGCTGAAGCCTTGATCGACTCGAACAACTTTTTACGCATACCGGGCTTGGTGTAGTTACCGGCTTGGTTGACCTTGCTCTCGCCGCCTTCCTTGAAGGTACGAATGGGTTTGCCCGTTCCAATCACAGGCTTTTTATCCCCCCGTCGTTTGGCGCGGGGAATCTTCTTTGGACTGATTGCACCCATGCCACGCGAAGCCATCATACAAATCGGCCTCGGGTTTTACCTTTCTTAGCGATACCGTCAGCACGCCGCGAAGCTGACGATTTCACTGAACCGCCCCGCTTGAATTTAAGTCCTTCCGGGAGTTCGTCTGCATACGCCGCACGACGATCCGAACCTTCCGAACTAGCGCGATACCGCTCGTCATAACGAGGAATGCCACGACGGGACAAACCACGCCGAGCCGCTTCACCGGCTTTATCCGTAGCACGTTCAGCAGCATTAGCCCGAGCCGTTTGCATACGACGAAGCATCTGCTTGGCGCGAAGAGGTAGGTTTGCCCCAGCAGCGCTTACACTGGCAGCGGCACCTGCAACTTCACCCATTCTTTTCAAAGCGCGATCTACATCTTCTTGGTCCATATCAACATACGGACTCTTGCCTTTATCGCTGTACCCGGTGCTGCGGTCGCCGGGAAGACCGGACTTAGTACGAGCTACGGTCGTTTCAGCCTCTTCTTTTATCCGGCTAGAAGGACCTGAAGTCTCATACTTTTTAATGAACTCCATCGAACTAACGCGACGGGAGGGAGTCTTACCACTACCCGACTTTTTGCTCGACGATTTTTTATCGGATTGCACACCCGGCTTTGGGTCTTCTTCGTAACCCACTCCGCCTTCAGCGTAGCGACGAACCTTGCGCTTCATACAAATTTACCTCGGGTTTTACCGCGTTTGGCGATGCCGTCACCACGGCAGCAAGAGTCCATCTTGCCCCCGCTACGGGCCGTACGCACGTTACGAGTAAAGTGTTTGATAGACTTTTCTCGGTTTTCTTGGTTGATTTCGGCTCGTTTCTTCTTGGCCTCGTAGTATTTCTTAACGAGAGCCTTACTCTCTGCATCACGGCGTTTCTGCTCGTTCTGCTTCTTACGCTCTTCGATTTGAGCCATCTCGCCAGCGTACTCTTCCTGAGCAGCGCCGGGACCAATGATGATCTCTTCAATCTCGCCGCCGTCTTGGAATTTTTTTGCTCGCGGTTTAGGCGGAAGCGGTAAGCGTTGTTTTCTAATGCTCATAGCCCCAAACCGAGGCATCTTCTTTTTGAACATACCAGCCGTATATTTGGGAATACGATCCATAGTTACACCATTTTGCCTCGGGTCTTGCCGCGTTGAGCAATGCCGTCAGCACGTTTGGAAGCAGAAGAACGGGCTACGCCGCCCTTACGCATACGGGGACCGCTAGTACGCTCCTCGCCAACTTCCTCGATGTATTCCGGATATTTGACCGGATCGGGAATTACTGGGGTAGAAATTTTATCGCGGAATCGTTGTTCAGAGGCTCGTTGCATAGACCCTGAACCTTTACTCCTTCTAGCCGGTACCTGACCGCCACCAGCCATCTTCTTGATGTGACCGCCAGCAGCCTTGCCACCCGGCTTTTTAGGAGCGGGTTTCGGGACAGCGGGGCCTTCAGCACCATAACCAAACTGCCGCCACTCCGGGATCACCGAAGAATCGGGCAGCATGGAACGTGGGATTAAATCATCCGACGATCCGGTTTTTGGAGCCGGGGGTTTGGCCGCTTTAGCCACAGTAGCCACCCTTCATCATGCGAACCATCTTGCCCTTGGTCTTGCCTTTGCTGGCAACGCCATCAGCGCCCTTGCGATAGACAGAACCACCGTCCGAATAAGCCATACCGCCACCGGCCATTTTCTTGTTCTTGACCATCGCACGACCCATCTTGTCAGCCGTACGGTTCTTCATGGCGCGACCGCCTTTGTCAGCCATTTCGCGCATTTCATGCTTGAGCATGGACTTCGGAGCGCCCTTCTTCTTCATGAAGGCCACTTCTTTCTTCATCATCATCTTGGATTCTTTCATTTGGATTTACCTTTAAATTGGCTTGGTGTTGTGATTTACCAAGCGGTCTATTTTTTGCTCCAACCGATCAAGCCGGTCGAGGAGCATCTGGGCATCGGCTCGGACTTCCGCACGGGTGACATGGTCACGAGCCACTTCTTCTCGGGTTCTGTTGAGGAGAATCCCCAACCGCTGAAGTTCAGCGAACTTCTCTTTCACAACAAAACCCAATATCGCCACGATCCCAGTCAGGACCATATTCCAGATGAGCATTTCCATGACTTAACACTTCCATGCCCGTAAGGATTTATTGATCCGACTGTTAGGGTCGTTTGCCGTTTTGGCGCTAGTAAGCTTCTTTTTCATTCCAGACATTCTCGCGCAGAACGACTTCTTGCGAGGCCCGCCTTCAGGCTGTGGAGCCTTCAGACCCGGCTTGCCGGGATTGGCACGGTTATAAGAAGCACGGCCTTTGGCATTTAAACCGCCGGACGGAGACTTCCCTTCTTTCCGCTGCCAAGCTGGTGACTTAGCCATAAATGACCATCGTCGAAATAACGGCTGACGGGACGATGTAAATGTTGTTTTGAAAAAGCAAGCCTTCACCGGGCATCAGGATGTAATCCGCCGAAGTCGAACTTGCCTTAGTGTTAACAACAATTTTGGTAGCGCCGCTTGCGCCGCCGTCGATAAACGTAACGGTACCGGCACCCGAATCAGGGACGATGTAGATCGCCTTTACACGGGCGCGGCCAATAACGAGGCTATTCTGGTCCAACAACTGACCTGCATCAGTGCGGACCTTACTAGCAAGGACATCTGTTTGCATACCCATCTGAGTCTCCTGTAATGAGTGAAGGGGGCGTTAGCCCCCCTACGAAATCCTTACGGGACGAGACTGGCGTACAGACCAATGTAAAGCGTGGTGCTGCCGATGACAACCGGGATGCGACCTGCCTGAACCGACACCGTACCCGACACCGAACCCGTGGTCAGCTTGGTGCTGCCAATCGTCAGGGTCGTGCAAAGAAGGTTCGTAACGGTGCCAGAAGCGGCTGTCAGGACCGTGATGTTGGCCGATGCGCTGCTGATCGTGCCAGAAACAAAATTGCCCTCAAAGCCGTTGTCAGACTTAACCGGGCCGGAAAAAGTAGTACGAGCCATTTCAAAACCTCACATGCGAGTTGTGTTTACCAGTCTGCATGTCGTCAGTCGGGTCTGTCTGGTAAACGGTTTTTTCCCGATAACGACTGTATACCATCAAAAAAGAGGGGCCACAAGCATTGCTACTTGTAACCCCCCAATCTCTCTAGGTCGCCATCAACCTATCAGGACGCGCCCGGCGAACCGAACATGCCCAGCGGGTCCGACCAGCCGAAGCTATAACGCTCGCGGCTCTTGTACCGGACGTTGCCGGTGTCGAAATCGCCGTCCATGCTGTTTTGCAGCGGGGTGCGAACGAAGTGCTTCATGCCGTTCGGAACGTCGGTCGTCAGGAACCAAGCGTTCGTATCGGTCAAGTAGTGGTTCACGGTGTAACCACCCGGAATCGAACCCATCGCCTTGAGAGCGTTGATGTCGTTGTCAGCGGTCGCAACACGGAGTTCCGTGTCGAGGAGGCGCTTGGCAGTGAACATCAAAGCCGGGGGAACGATGAGCTTACCGGGCTTCGCCGCGATCAAGAGACCACGTTCGTCGGTCCAACCAGCGATCTGAATGACAGCCGCCTCAAGCGAAGTTTCGTTGAGGTCAGATGCCGTCAGACGGTTGCTGTTGGTGCCACCCGAAACAAGCGGATGCACCGCCGAGAACAACGGCTGACCGTCACCGCCCGTGTAGGACGAGGAGAAGCCATTGTTAAGGACAGAAGCCGCCTTGACCTGCTTCGTGTACGCCATAGCGCGAGCAAGAGCCTTCGTATAACGCTTGCTGAGCGAGTCGTACAGGTTGTCTTCAACCGCTTCTTCCGTGATGGAAAAGCCGAGAGCGATGGTCTCGTGGTTGTAACGAGCAGTCCACGCTTCCTGTGCGTTGTCATACGCAATCGCAGCACCTTCGTTCTTTACGGGAGCGGCGCTGAAACCAGAAAGCTTGGTCTCTTCTTCAAAGGAACGCTCGGAGGTCTCAGTCTCGTAGATCTCCTTGTGCTCCTCACCATAGGTCTTGTACTCAAGGCCGAACAGGGCGTTCAAACCCGGAAGGAGCTCTTTGAGTAATTGTGCACGTGAAATAGCCATGTCTTAGAACTCCCCTATTAGGTTCCGAGCGGGTTGTAGTAAGCGTGACCACCCACGATCAGTGAAGTGTCCGTGATATACGGAGCATTAAACTTCACAATGACCTCTGGGTAGTACACCGTACCGCTGGAAACAAACGCCGTGTCCTCAACCACATCAACGATGCGGATCGGCAACGAACGTGTAGTAGCAACCGAGCCAACACGAACGCCCTGCTGCGAATCGTTGGTCGTCGTATTCAACGTGTTAGCAACCAATTCAACGTTGGTACCAACATCGCTGTACACAAAGCCGCCCGTGGTCGAAACCACCAGCGAAGCCGTCACACCAACAACCTTGAACAAGGTGTCCGGATCATCAACAACATACGCATAGATAAACGTATTTGCCTTGACCGAAGTACCCGAAATCCAAGCCTGCGAGTAGGTCGGCTGACCCGTCACAGAGGACACGTAATTGCAGCCCAAAAACACACCGGCAAAACCGGAGGTCGGGGCAGCAGTCGTGGCCGTGGTTACTTCAACGGTGCCGTCCGAAGCAAATTGCAGCGGGTCGCCATAACCAATGCTTGACGCACCGGAAGCAATACGACGCTGACGAGTTGCACCGGCAAACACCTGCCCGCCGATCAGATTGATCGGCTTCAAGCCATACGGCTTGTCAACAGTGGGATATGCCATTTGTCACTCCAAAAATAAGTTATTTGCCCTTGCCAAACGAGACCGTAGTTTTCTTCTCAGTGAAGAGGGGCATACGCTCATCGTTCAGCCTCATAAAGTTGTTATCTACAGACTGAATCTGAGCCTTGGCTTGTTGAGCGTAATAATCGTCACGCTGAGCCATAAGCTCTTTCGGAGCCTTGCAGAGCAACAACCCACCAATCTCAATGTTGTCTTTAAAACGTCCATTGGGATCAGCTTGCATCATCAGTTTGGGTTGTTCAGAAGCCTTAACCGGCTCCCAACCTTCCCTAAATTTCGCGGAGGTATTAGAAGGGTCTGCCTGCCCCATAATACTTGTCCGAATCCAACGAAATACCCAACCTTCCTGCGGCTCCGGTTCAGGGAGCGTCTGGGGTGGGGTCCACGTTGTTTTACGTTGCGCTGACTCTCGATTTTCGAGTTCACGAGCGAGTCTATTCTCAGCCATTTTAGTTAGCCTCCAGTTTCATAAGTTCACGTGCGTATTGCTCATTGCTAAGCCCAAGTTTTTTGGCAATAGCAACTTGCGTAGGCGTCAGGCGTACCTGACGAGGCGCGGTATTCCGCGTTGCTGGAGCCACAACAGTAGCTGGCTTGTTAGTGCGAGCAGGTTTTTTCTCCTGACTCGTTTGAGGTTTCTCTTCTTCCTCTTCGGCATCTTCAAATGCCTCGGGGAATCGTTTCCTCATAGTGTCATCGACTCGGCGGTAATACTCGTCTGAATTCGGGTCTACGCCGTTTCGGACTAGCTTTTCATGCAGGCCAAGGGCTAACGCGGTCATCTCGTCGTCTTCACCAAACCAAGTGTTTCTCTCGCGCCAAGCCTCCGCTTTGGGATCAGCTTTGGGTTGAGCAACCGGTTCGGGTGCCTGTACCTGTTGCGTTTGTTCTACTCTCTCTTCTGCCTGTTGTAAAGATGGTCTCACTCTAGCGAGGTTTTGCAGCTTAAGTTTGGCATCTGTTAACAGTTCTTGAGCGTTCGCTATTTGCTCAGAGTCTCCTGCATCGTACGCCTGTCTCAAACGCTCTTTAGCCGAGCTTAAATCAAAATTGGCGTATTTCTCAGCCTCTTTAACAAATGCTTGCTCACTATGACCAAGCCGTTGCTTGAGCTTTTGAATCTCCTGCTCACGAACTTGGGCAAAACGTAGAGCCTCCTCGCGCTCTCTTAATGCTCTTTCTTTCTCCCGGCGCTCATCGTGATAAATGCGCTTCATCTGAGAAAGACGCTTTTTAACCTTATCCGAGTACTCGTCTAAGTCCTCGTTATCAATCTCTTGCACCGTACGCTTAGATAACGGTTTGCGACCCCGGTCTTCTTCCGGAGTATCATCTTCAACCTTTACCTCAATATCATCGCTAACCTCTTGATTAGCCTCGGCTTTTTGTTCGGCCTCGGCCTCAACTTCATCAGGGAACTTATATTCAGTACGTTCAACAGCCATAATATTTTACCTCACGCCCTGCGGATTCCACGGGGGTCATCGACCACCGCTTCCACCGTGTCGTCGTTAATGATGCGGAACTCTCTGCCGTGGATGACCACGCGAGTACCCGAATACGGACGGGTAAGGACAAAATCACCTTCCTTACACCACGGGCCGGTGGGGAACCGGTCCTTATCCGCATAGCAAAGGTCTCCCATCTTGATGACAAACAGAACCACAGTGGTCTGCTCCTCAACTCGGCGGGTGTCCTCGGCTTTTACGATGCCCCCTTCAAACTCTTCTTCCACGTGCGGCACGGCGCAGAGGATTCGGTAGCCTCGGGGTTCGGGCAGTAGTTTGGCTTTAGCAGCCTCTTCCTGCGTCTTCTCAATATCAATGTTACTCATCGTCACGCTCCAAGCGTTGTGCAAGGTCTTTGATGTGATTCCGTGCTAGGTCGAGACCCTGTAGCGCCCCACACAGACGTTTGTATTCACCCTCATCCAATTTGCCTTGGGTCAGGGTTTCTACAATTAGTACGCGCTCTTCTTTGAGTTTTGATTCCAAATACTCCAGAGCGTTTGAATAGGACATTAATTACTCCTTTCTAGGCGGCGGTGTTTGCCGTTGTGATGCAGCGTCTTTTGCTTTCGCAATCTCAACGCCGAGTTTCGTGCCTTCAAGTTGCTGTCGGTTTGTTTCCTGCGCCTTGTGCTTCTCGATATCCGCACCGAGGCGTGCTGCTTCAAGCTGCTGACGCCCAGAGATTTCCGCCTCTCGCAGTCGCAACTCGTCTTCTTTGGCCGAAGCAGTGATGATGTTCTGCTGCTCTTTGAGGCGAAGCTCTTCTGCTTTTGCTTGAGCCTCCATCTGCGCCTTCATCTGCTTGGTCTGAGCCTCCATCTGCTTGATCTGGAGGTCCATCATCTGCATCTGAACAAGCGGGTCTTGTGCTTGCTGAGCGTTCTGCTGAGCTTGCATCTCGGCCACATCCTTCTGGAGCAGACGTTCCGCTGCAATGGCGCTGACCTGCGCGACCTGTACCTCCATCTCTGGACTGAGGTCGTACTCCTCGTTGTCGTCCTGCGGCAGAGGCGGCAGAGCCACGCCAAGCTGCTTCTCAATATCACGGCGATACTGAAAGCCTACGTGCTCCATGATGTGCGCCTGAAGAGACGACGTAATCTGTTGCGCTTGCGGATTCTGTCCAATCATCGCGGCAATCTTCGGGTCTTGACCAAGCGACATGTGGACGCGGATATGCGCCTCGTGGTCTTGATACATAAACGCCTTGAGCGGTTTGCCCATGATAGCGTCCATGTTCTCCGTGACCGGATCGCGTGGCTTCTGATCATCCGGCAGCGGCACAATCTTGTCAGCATTGCGAATGCCTAGCACCTCAATCATCTGGCGGTGCAAATACGGTAAGTCATACAACTGCGGCGACTGCTGCGCTAACTGCATTACAGCCTGATACTGAACCACCTTCTGCGACATCGTTGCCGCGTTCGGATCAGATACCGGGATGACATCTACATCGTCGTAGTCAGCTTTCTTCGCTTTGCGATTGCCCACTTCCGGTTCATACGAATACTCTTCCGGAGTGTTGTCTCGGATGATGGCTGCAAGCAGTTTGAACTCCTGCTTCATCGCGTAGTACACGCGAGCCTGCACTGCCGACATCACTTTGAGAACGCGCTCTAGGATGGCTAGTGTGGTACCGACCGGCGCTTGGTTCGACATATCGCTGATCTTGAGGTCCGACACCGCAGCGAAACGGCGTCCTTCTTCAACGATCTTATCAAGCATCAAAGAAAGAACTTGGCTTGGCTCCTTGTACGGCAACGGCAGGATGTTGTCGCGTACCGCACCGCTTGGGATATCTACGTCTCGCCACTCACCCGGAGCGATTGGAGTATCGTCTCCCTTAATTCGTAGTCCTCTAGATTTGAGTCCTCCGGGGAGATTACTGAGGGTTCCCGCATCGACAAGTTGGCGAAGGAGGGACGTTGCAGCTTTACTGTGTCCCCCGATAAGGTGAATAAGTCCGAAGTAGTAAAATCCAAATCCGGGGATATATCCGTAGTGGACAAAGTGCTGTCGCTTGGCTTTGAGTTCATCGTCTTCTCTCCAGTTCCTGCGAATTGCTAGAACTGTTCCCGTTCCCTTCTCAATCGTCACCACGTAGGGAAGAGCAATCCCGGTCTCGTGGTTCTCATCATCCACATCCGGGTAGCCCGGCAGATCAATGTTCACGTGCATCTCAAGCAACTGGAACCGGTCGTCCATGCTTGCACTGAAGCCTTGATCTTCAGCCTTCTGTTTCTCCACCTCGTCCATGACGCGCATCGGCTCACCGAGATCAACGTCACGATAGAACCCAGCGTATTGAAGTTTGGCTAACTCGTTCTTCGTCTTACGCATCCGATGCGTAACACGTTCTGCCGTCTCTAAGTTAGACGCACCGTACGGAACAATGATGTCTTCCGCCGGGATATACACCGCCGTCTGACGATTCATCGACGGATCGAAGTACACCTTCTTAAAGGCATTACCCGCCAAGGCCATGCTGAGCAACATGCGCTCGTGCTCAGGCCGATACTCCTTCATCACCTCGGTAAGCTGGTAGTTCATGTCATCAGCGACACGAATAGCCGAGTCCTTCTTCTCCGGGGTCTCCTTGCCGATGATCTTGGTCTTGACCGGCCCCATTGCAGGGAAGGTCTCCATGATCGTCTCAGACTGAAACTTGACCGCACTCTCCATGAGGAGCGGGTGAAACACACCACACGCACCCGGCCACGGCTCAGTACGCTCTTCGTACCGAATGCCTAAAATCTTCAAACCTTTGACGTAGGTATCGAGCCAATCCTTGCGACTGGAGATGTCCTGTTCGTACTGTCCGATTAACTCGGAGGCCATAGTCTGAAGGTCGCTCTCGCTCATGTACTCCGCGAGGTTGTCATCAAACCCTTCCGAGCGTGACTCGTCCTTCATCAACTCAACAACAGCATCGTCCTCTTCAGTCTCAACGATGATGTCAATCGGCTCCATCTCAGCCGCGAGTATCGCGATCCCTTGGGGAGCCTCCATCAAACTTTTATCAACGGCCATTTAAGTTCTCCTAGTAATACGACTCGCGTCTGTGGCTCTTGAACCATTTCGTTGGTTCTGGCTCATCCGTAGGGAGCCTAATAAAGCCGCCTTGCCTAAAACGAAGAAGGGCTAATGTGGTGGCGTCCACCAAGTCATCGTGGGTACCGGCAGGGAAGTCATTGCACTCCTCGACTACCTCATACGCCCACCTGCGGTCAGGCACCCAGACTATACCCGCCGAAAATAAGTCCGTCACCGAGTTAACCCGGCTAATCTTGTCCTGCCCCTTACCGGGGGTAAATTCCGATATCGGGACACCCATGCGCCGCATCTCCTGATACAGCGCCGCACCGTTGGATTTCTTTTCCACGATAAAGGTGTCCGGGTTCCACTCTTTGTACTGCTCAAGGACAAGCGCTTTTAGCTCCGGGAACTCCAGCCGCTCCTTAATCGCGTTCAACAAGATAATGTTGTAATTCTGGGTTTCCTCATTTTTGAAAACCCCCCACGTTAATAAGGCATTAAAGTCCGACCGGTTCGTTTTCTCTTGGGCAGCGTCAAGCGACATAATGATGTGTTCGCAAGACGGGGGATTATCTCTATCCCAAACCTGCCACCACTCTCGTTTGATGAGCGCACCCTCTTCGGATGTCGGCTCCTGCATGTACTGGGCTTGCCAGTACCGGATGTCCATGCTGGCTTTCTTTGCCAGCAACTCCTCAATCGTCCAGAACTCAGGCCAGAGCGGTTTATCGTTCAGGATGGCAGGGAACTCGACCAACTCCCACTCATCCGCCCCGTCTTCCTTGGTCATGTGCTCGACAATCTTGCCGGTCAGGTCCTGCTTACTCCACCGCGTCATCACCACGATGATCGCGCCACCCGGCATTAGTCGCTGGACCGGTCCTGATTGAAACCATTCCCAAGCGGGATCAAATACATCAGATCGGCCTTGCTTGGCGTCTTGTTCAGAATGAGGATCATCAATAATGAATAGATCAGCACCCCGACCAGCCAAGGCACCACCAACGCCAATAGCAAAATACTCGCCATTAAAGTTCGTACCCCAACGAGAAGCACTCTTACTATCTGCTTGAAGCTCGACGTTGGAGAAGATGTCACGGTAAAGCTCCGAGCCTACGAGGTTTCTAACTCTGCGACCGAAGTTCACCGCCAAATCTGCGGTGTGTGAGGCCATAATCACTTTTTTATGCGGAAATTTGCCTAGAAACCACGCCGGAGCGAGGTAACTGATCATCTCCGACTTGCCGTGACGCGGGGCGATATTCACGATCACCCGTTTCTTCTTGCCTTCGGCAATATCTTCAAAAATCTTCGCTAATTTGCGGTGATGCGGCCCAACTTTATAGCCGGGGTACACGTGATTAATGAAATCGAGAAAAGAATCCTTCCCCTTTGCCTGCGTTAGTTGGCTTTGATACGTCTTTAATAGCTCTGCGACACGCCGTTTCTCTTTATCGGGCATGGTTGGCAGGGCCAACTTTAGTTTTTGCAGATTTTGTGGGGTTAATTGCACGATTTTTAGTCGTTTATGAGGTCTTTAATGCCCTGAGACTCGCGGCCCCACAGCCCAATCGGACATTTTTGGTTTGGAAACCGGACTTTGCCCTGAATGATGCACCCACATTTCTTACAAATTCCCATTTTGTTGTTTTCGCAGTCGGTGCAATGCGACAGACGCTCATCTATCGTGGACTGCCTAGCCAACTTCACGGCTATTACCCTCATCTACCACGCGATATTCGATGCCCTCTAGCACCGATAGAAGTTCTTTCTCCACTTCTTCAATCGGTTTGATGATATGCGTCGTTTCGCTGCGCTTCTTAAAGGCATCAACGCCATCTACTTCGCCCAATTTTGATAAGGCTTGAATGCGAGTCTTGCTGCTATCGGCGTGTTCTACTTCGTAGACCAGCTTATTCACGACATACAGCTTCAATTCAGCCAAATCATCGACTAACGCGCAGTTGCTTTGCGCTACGAGGCCCGCGAGATAAGCCATCGTTTCATTTGGATATTTACTGTAGTCAATGCGGGTCTTGGGATTAGCGAGGTGCTGGGTAGCAATTTCTTTAGCCACGCTAATGTCGTTCTCGTCCGGGCACAGTGGCGTCCCAGTTAAATCGGATATGAGCTTAATTGTCCTCGCCCGCATCTCAATTTCGGCCTCGGGAGTGAGGTCCGGCAGAGCATCGGCCGCGTTAGCCGGGAGCGGTATGTTTTCGTCGATCTCAGGAATGAGAAGGTCTTGCATGAACCCAATACTGTTTAGGCGGGGGGCGAACCCCGGATAGAGACTATATAGCAGAAAATAAAACGCATGGTACCAAAAAGACAACCGGGGGGGTGTTATAAAAACCGAGTTTTGAAAAGTGGGTGGTAATTTGTGCAAGTTTTAGTGTGTATAGGATTGTAGGAGTCCCAACGCTGGCGCGGGGGGTCGGGTGGGGGTGGGGTCGAGTCCTGCCGGTTTTGACCACGGTGCGGCCGGGCGAAATGCCATTAGGTAATGGCGTCAGGTCAAAAAAAGTTTGGATGATGCGGAACTCGACCCCGTTTCGGCGGTCTTATCTATAGACCCCGCAATATCGCGGGACTTTGAAAGGAGACGGAAATGGAACTGGGTCGAACCATCGTACAGAACGAGGAGATCCGCGCCACGGTGCGTGGCCTCCTCAAGCGCGTGGCCGATAACACGGTCACAACCGACACTATCCGTGCGGAACTCCGCGCGACGGTGCGCGGCCTCTTCCCCGCTGAACCATCGGCTGAAAGTATCGCGGCCGTTACCGGGTCGCCGTTGTGGGCTGATATCGTCAAGGATGCCAAGGATATCTATACCGACGCATTCTTTAAGGCTCCCCGCATTATCGCGGGTAAGTCCGTAGACCATGATCACGCGCGCAAGGTGTTCACGGCTCTCCGCAAGGATGTTAAGGCCATGCCCGATGCGGATAAGGTGATTCGGCGCGGCATCCAGAAATATATCGATACCGGGGTCAAGCAGTCCGTTACCGATTGCATTCCCGATGTTCACGGTGCGACGGCCACGGCCACGGCCACAGCGGGTGCGGGTGCAGGATCGAGTGAGGTGGAGACCCCGCCGGTACTTGACGCGACTGCGCTCCTTGCGGCCGTCGATGCGTGGTTGGCAACCAACCCCGGCAAAACCCTGGTTGATAACTTTTTCCGCGAGGTGATCAAGCGGCAACCCAAGTAAGGCCACGCGACTAGGCCAACCCTGCCACCCTGCCCGGCTCACGCCGGGCGGGGTTTTGTCGTTTCCGCGCCACGCCACGCCCCGGCCACGGCGACCCTGCGACCGCGCCCCTCTCGGTCTCGCGGTGCGAGACCAGTTCCGTCTGTGTGAAGCCAGTTATGGTGAAGCCAGTTCCTACAGAAGATTTTGTTCTACGCCGCACCAATCTGCGCAAGGCCACGTTTGACCTTGTTCCACGCGGTCTGTTCCGTTTGTTCCAAGATAAAAATTCGTTGGAACAAGATAAGTGTATGATTTTGTTGAAGAAAACGACGTTTTGTTCCAATGTTCCAATGTTCCAAGAAAATATAGCGGGATTGGCAAGTCGGGATGGGGGACACGCAGTGAAAAAATTTTCCCACTCACAATGCCCAAAACCCCTCGCCCCTCTAAATCGTGGAACATTGGAACAAATCCCCTTCTTCTTCTTCTCTTTTATATATTATTATTATTACTTCTTCTTCTTCTTCTCTACAAAATCAAGCACTTACACTTACCCCACTCCCACCCCGAAAACCGAATTCTGTAGCATAATACAAATCCAGAAACTTGGAACAAATGGAACATTGGAACAAACTTATCCACATTTCACCCCCAAGTAGAACTCAAATTTATTTTTTCCCACTACGCCGATACCACCTGAAAAATAAAAACGAACCCGAGAGTGTCAGCGTAGTAAAAAATGGTATTAGCCAAATACCATCTCTCGAACATCACCCCGAAACGCCATTACCTAATGGCAAAGTTCTTCCAGAAAATCTTTACGGATTGGGGAACTTACTCCGTTTTGGGCGGTCTAATTCATATACGGATGGCCTCGTCCATCGTTCGCAGAGCATGACCGGCAAATGCCATTACCTAATGGCATATCGGGAACTCCACCGAACGGTGACGGTCTTAAAGGTTACATCTGTAGCGACGCTGCAAGCCGAAAGCCGGTAGCAGCAGAAGGCGAACTGGAAGAGGTTCGACGGGACATGGCAAGTCCCGGTGTCCCCATATCAAGGGCGACGGTTACGCGCAACCAGTGCGCGTCAGGATTGCACGGCGACAAGTCGGGCAGCAAAGGTGATCGTAAAAGAGGACTCACGGGATTGCGGCTAGGGAATCAAACCTTATCCGCGCCAAGTCTGATCATCTAGGTTGTTCTAGGCCAAGCAGTCCGTAGCCGGTACGGGTGGGCAACATACACCCGGCAGCGTTAAGGGCATGAGCGGGTTTCCCCGCGCCCGAGTATCTGCCTACAAGAGCAGCAAGCCGTAATAACAACGAGTGAGCAGCCTAGCAGGGTTGGCAACCCCAACCCTGCGTGAGTGTTTATTCAAAGCAAATGCCATTAGGTAATGGCATGGAGGTAGCAAGTGATTCGTAAAGACTACAAATGGCCTAGCACAGGTCGCCGTCGCCGCGAGGCAAGGGTTAAGAAGTTTTCAGAGTTGGTGTTGTTTGGGTGCTGCGTGAACTTAATCACGGTTGCCCTAGTCGAACTTATACCGGGTGGTAATTGGTTATACCTGATTGCGTTTACGGCAGGTGTCGTAGGCATGACGGCCATGACCGCCAAGTTTTTCAGAGAGTAATGCCATTAGGTAATGGCATGGAGGTAGCGCAACTATGTGGTGCGTAGCGTGTCGAACAGAAGAGGTCGCAGCCAAGCGCGTCGAGGTGGGATTCATTACCTGCCTACGTTGTGGCGAGGCAGATGCGAAGAAAGTGAAGTGGTGCGTGACGATCACAGCGCACAAGGGTGCGTATGGTGTCGTGCGTGACAAAGAGATGTTGAAACAACTAAACAAGTACGCGAGGACATGAAGATGGCTAAGAAATTGCAAGTGATGGTGATGTTTGAGTTTGATGATGTAGATAGTCCCGATGGATTCAAAGCAGACGAGATAGTGAGTCGGGTGTCACAGATGATGAGTCTTGACGAGGTTTACGACGAGTCGGGTGCATCTGCGATATGGGTAGATGACGCGATGATCGTACCGGGAGATGACTTTTCGTTTTCTGAATCTTTTGCAGACTTGTTCAAGCCGACAAAGAAGGAGGCGTGAGATGAGCGAGAAACTTTATACCTTCACCGTCCCCGTCACGATGTTTGCAGTGAAGACGGTATACGTTAAAGCCGACAACCAAGAAGAGGCTTGCGACAAATTCCGCGATACCGATTGGTATGACGCAGATACGGACGTATCTGAAGAGGAATACGAGTGGATGGATGCCGAACTTACCGCAGTGCAGGAGATTGGCGAATGAACGAACCCGAACACATAGCAAAAGGTTTAGAAGTTCTACTCCGCAAGATCGAGGCCAAGCGTAACAAGTGGAAGTCTGAGCAAGCGGAAGAGGCTTGGATCATCGAGCAGGGTAACAACATGAATGATTGGTTTCTTGAGGCTTTTGGTGATGAACGAGCAAGACATAATCAAAGACACCGTTGAAGATTTAACCGAGCGGATTGAGAAATCCACAGAAGAGTTGAAAAAACTACGGAACTTACACGAAGAATTGCGGTCTAAGATATTTGTAGAGAATGCGTTTCGTAGGTATCTGCAATACAGACTAGATCGTTTGAACAATCAAAACGCCATTAAGTAATGGCATAACAACCAGAGGTAGCAATCATGGAAATGAGTCAGACAATTCTGAACAAGCCGAAACACATCATCTCCCTGTCATCTGCGTGTGTGCTTGTGTCAGTCGAGTCGCACGTATGGAATGCGACGGTGCAGGATCGGCAGATCAGCGACGAGGTGACGCTCGCTAAGAAAGCGAGCAAGGACAGTGGCAAGTTCGTTAAGAATCTTCTTGCCAACAATGCCGAACACAAGGCGGTCTTGAACTATCGGCAGACGATGTACAACTGGGTGCAGCGATGCACGTATGACTGGGCGGGATCGCAACGCCTACTACCCGTGGTGAACATCGCACGATTCCATAAAGAATATCGTGAGCATGAGAAGAAGTTTTATGAATTGGTCGAAGACTTCTTGAACAAGTATCCGTCCATCGTGAGCAACATGGCGTTTGTGCAAGGCGATATGTTCGACCGATCAGAGTATCCCGATGCAGCCGAGTTGCGTTACAAGTTCTCTGTTGATCTGGTGCAGAGCGAGGTTCCGACCGGGGACTTCCGTTGCAAGATTGCACAGGACTTGCTTGATGACATGGCAACGCACTACGAGAAACAAGCGAAGCGCATGGTCGAGGATATCTTGGGCAAGCAGACGAAGCAGTTGATCGAGGTGATGGAGTCGATCAGTTATTGCTGCGAGACCGAGACAACGGTGGGTGACAACGGCGAGGTGAAGGTGCGTCGTCGAAGACTGTATGACTCTACGTTGGAACGCGCCCGTGAGCTTTGCGATACGTTCCGTAACTTTAATCTCGTAGAAGACCCCAAGTTGGAGCAAGCGCGGTCGTCACTTGAGAAGGTACTGGGTAACACCACCATCGACGAACTGCGTAACTCAGACACGAAGCGTGTCGTGATTAAAGAATCTATTGATGACATCTTGAAGACATTCGGGGTGAGCGTATGACCCTGTTAGAAAAGAAATTGATGTCGGCACTGGCCGAGGTGTTGTGGGTGGTCGAGGGCAAGAATCTGTCTGAGAAGGAGGAACTTGCCATCGAGGAGGCGGTCAAAGTACTGACGGAAGCCTCAGAACAATGTGATGACTGTGTGGATTATTAACGCCATTAACCAATGGCATAACGAGAGGTAGCAAACATGGCTAACAAGACAATCAACTTCAACAACCCTGTTGAACTGAGTGATATCCCGAACTTGATCGCAACGATTGGTCATCATCGAACGGTGATGCTGCGCGGTGAGCCGGGTATCGGCAAGTCAACGGTGTTGACTATGGTTAAACAGATTTTGGGTAACGAGTATGACCCGATCTATGCAGACTGCCCGGTGTTGGATGTGTCCGACGTAGTGATGCGGATACCGAACCATCAGACTAAATCGTTGGAGTCTTACGTGTCGGAGTTGTTCAAGTTGGACAGCCCGAAGCCCAAGATCATCATGCTTGACGAGGTGAGCAAGGCGAACAAGTTGCTGCAAGTTATCTTCACCCGGTTGATGCTTGAGCGAACGGTCGGTGATGTGAAACTGCCAGCGGGATCTATCGTGTTCGCAACGGGTAATAATTCCTCTGACGGTGTTGGCGATACGCTGTCGGCGCACGTGTTGAATCGTCTGTGTGTGATCAATGTGCGTAAGCCCGATGCCCGGCGTTGGAATCTGTGGGCAACTGATAATGGTATCTCCCGCATCATTCGTACATGGGTTGCCATGAATCCGTCGTGTCTCGCGTCGTATCTTGATGGTGGGCAGGAGCAGAACCCGTACATCTTTGACCCGGCCAAGCCCATTACATCATTCGTTACGCCCCGGTCGTTGGTCGGTGCTAATGAGGTTGTGAACAACTCTGGCAAGTTAGGTCAATACGTGACGAAGGCAGCACTGGCCGGGCTTTGTGGTGGTGCGTTTGCCGAGTCGGTCGATGCGTTTATGAAGATGGAGAAGGAGTGGCTCAAGGTCGCTGACATTCTGGCTGACCCCGAGAACATTGCGATACCGACGAACCCGGCAGTCCTGTTCCACGCCATGTTCAATGCGGTCGATACCATCGACACGCAGGATGAACTCACATCGTTCATGAAGTTTGTGAAGCGGTTGAAGTCTGAGGAAATACAGGCTTGCTTCAACTCGATGGTGTTTGAGTCCAAGCGCACCGCGAAGTTGGCACGTAACAACGATGAGTTACGAGCATGGGGCATGAAGAACATTGAACTTTTAATCTGAGGTAGAGACTAATGAATGACGATCAAATGCAGATAGTCATCACCAAGCGTGAGGTCTATGGCACAGAAAGGTTTTATCCAGAGTGTCCTAAGTCAACGATTCTGGCGAGGCTGTCCCATCGACGAACATTTAGTCGGCGGGAATTGTTCATGATCAAGGAACTTGGGTACAAGATCATAGTCAAACAAAGTGAGGTGGAGTTATGAACGCAGTCGTGCGTGAAGTCGATCTAGAAACGCGGTTGAAGAAGGCGAACATTAAACTAATTCGCCATCCTGAGACTTGCTTATACGGCGGTGTCATCCTAATGGGTGAGACTTCCCTTGTTGATGACGAGCGGCAGTGTCCGACAGCGTACACCGATGGCTTGAACAAACGATACGGTAGAAAGTTTTTGGAGACACTGACTGACGAAGAGATTGCCGGTGTTGTGCTGCATGAGACTCTGCACGTGATGCTCAAGCACATTCCCCGTCACAAGGACTTGATGAAGAAAGACAAGAAACTAGCCAACATTGCGATGGACTATGTGGTGAACGACATCATCACAAACATTCAAGACAAGAAGTTGTGCAAGTTACCGGCGGGTTGTTACTACGATCCGATGTTCCACGATTGGTCTGTCCGTCGTGTGTATGACTATCTTAAACAAGAGCAAGAGCAGGGAGGCGGCGGAGGTCGTCCACAAGAATCGTTCGATGATCATGGAGATGATCTAGTCGAAGGCATGGAGCCGGGTGATTTGGAGAAATTGGGTAGCAAGGTTGATGAAGCCATACACCAAGGTGGTACGTTGGCCGGTCGGTTTGGGGCGAACATTCCCCGAGCCATTCAAGATTTGATGAAGCCCGAGATTGATTGGCGCGAGGTGTTGCAGGACTTCTGGACTGCCAATGTGCGCGGGTCGGATGAGTTCACATGGCGGCGGTTCAATAAGAATCGTTTAGCCGATGGACACTATCTGCCTAGCACGATCAACGAAACAATCGGTGAGGTCATTCTGGCGGTCGATACGTCAGGGTCGATCAACAACAAGGACATTGCCAAGGTCGCATCACGTATCCAAGAACTGTGCGATACCTTGCCGCCCGAGCGTATCCGTGTGTTGTGGTGGGACACCGAGGTGCATGGTGAGCAAGTCTTTGAGGGTAACTACTCAGAGATCAATCGGATGCTCAAGCCTTTGGGTGGTGGCGGTACTCGTGCGGGCTGTGTCAGTGACTACATCGTTAAGAATCGTATTAACGCAGACTGCATGATCGTGTTCACGGACGGTTACGTAGAAGACCCGGTGACATGGCAGACCCCGATCCCGTCGATCTGGGTGATCAAAGAGGGTGGCCGCGAGTCATTCGTGCCGCCGAACGGTAACAAGCGTGTGGTGATGAAAGCGTAAGGAGAAAGAGCATGAGCGACGAAGAGTTGATAAGACAGGTAAACTATGAAGTGAAGAGAGTGTATTACTCTGCTTTCCGGCATGGCTTCTTTAGTTGTCTGTTTGGTGTATTAGTTTTCTATATCTTCATCAGTTAAGAGGTAGCAGTCATGGCGAAGAAGGAGAAGGTTAAGTTCAATGTGGGTGATTTGTTTTTCAAGGAGAAGTACAACCCATTGCCTCACGATCTAGTTCAAGCAGTTACTACAAGCCCGTTGTTTGGCAGCGTTGCTTGTGTCTACAACTATTCGGGTGGCAAGGCATTTATCGGTCACGTGGAAACATTCCAGACCGGGCAAGTCTATGCAATAGAGATGGTCTCTTCTCTTGGTATGAAAATCTGCAAATTTAGTATTACCGGCAAAGTCGGAGACGGGGGTACGCTAAACTTATATACCCCTTGGGGTGCGTTCAATGTCGGTGCTACCCGCCATCAAATAGGTACAGCGAACCCCCGGTATTTGCAGAGTAAACTCAAACCAGAATCGTCGCATGATGCCGCAGACTCGTTGATTAGAAGTATTGGTAACGCACAAAACGGTTTGTCCACAAAGTTGCGTGACATCGTTGATGATCTTATTGACAGAAACTACGGACACGGCATCAGTTCGCAGCCACAGTTTCCGATGAACAAATTGACTGAGAATCTGCAAACATTTCTGGCTAAGTTGGCAGCGAATGAAGTGACCATGTTGGAGATGCCGTCGTCCATGCGTCAAGAATTTGACACGCATTACTCTAACTACACGACTAAACGCAATAAATTTAGGGAATCTATCGACAAGTCTAAGGACTTCTTTGACGGTGAGAAGTGGATGTATTGCCCCAACTTTAACGGCGGCGTACTACTGGGCGCGATTAGCCCCGAGCCTATGATTGAAGCGATGGACAAGTTCATTGCCGACGACGAGTTGCCGTTCGGTAATCGGTTTAACTACGTCAAGGAGACTGTACCTTTTAAATGGTACAAGTCACTGAGTAAGGTTCCCGAAGAGTATCAGCGTCAGTTGGAATACTCTTTAATGATGTTGAAGACACACCGAGCATCGGCTCAGATAATTCCCGAAGTAACAATCTCGACGTTCTGGCAGGAGATGGGTGCGTACTCATCAAGCACCGACGAGGTAGATATGAACCAATGCTTACTTCTTCCCCGGTGATGTATGCGCGAGGAGAAGGGCGATCCAACATCCTTGGCTCCGGTTAAAGATGCTATCTGGCCGGGGCATTGGGTTGTTTACGTGAAGAGAACGCCGTCCGACCATTTCGTTATTTACGTAGATAAAAAGTATAACAGGCAATTCCCGCTCAAGGACTTGCCAACCGAGATCAAAGAGAAGTTGGTGTTGATTCATTCAATAGACAGTAAAGCGTTTGAGGTCGTAGACATCCCCGAAGTATTAGAGGATGTAGGTTGGAGGCTTGATGACACGTGGTATCAGTTTGTCATCAGCGAAAAACTTTTAAATGAACTTAGAGGGATGCCATTAACTAATGGCATTTATAGGAAGGTAGAGCATGACACCGGAAGGACGAGTAAAGAAACGAGTGAAGGAGATTCTCAATGAACTCGGCGCGTACTACACGATGCCGATAGGAACTGGCTTCTCTTCTTCTGGCGCACCCGATTTTATTATTTGTATCGCCGGGTTGTTTTATGGTATAGAGTGTAAAGCAAACGGTGGAAAGCCCACCGCGCTTCAACTGAAGCATCACGATGACATACGTAAAGCCGGTGGCATCGCAGTAGTGATAGATGAGACAAACGTAGAGAACCTACGCAAGGAGATATTAAGTTATGTCGAAGTCAAGGCAGATTTTAAAGTTGTTGCAGTCGGGGAAGTCGGTCAAGGAAATAGCAAAGATCGCAAAGGTAAAGCCGCAGTACGTGTATACCGTGCGGTCGAAGAATAAGTCATCAAAGATTATGGAGGCGGTGCGAGAAACAAAGGCCGCACTCAACGTACTAGAAAACAAGCCTGATCTTGTGAACAAGCCGCCGCACTACACAGTCGGGGGCGTAGACTTTCTAGACTACGCAGAAGCAAAAGGTCTGACTGAGAACGCTTACCTTTTTAACGTGGTGAAGTATGTGAGCCGCGCCGGTAAGAAGGTCGGAGCCGATCCGGTCGAGGACTTGAAGAAAGCACAGTTTTATTTGACACGCGAAATCGCAATCCGCGAACGCGCTTAAACAGAGGTAATGAACATGAAGACGATTGAAGTTGAAATCCGTGGTAACACTCCGCTCTTGATCCACAAGTTTGCGGAACAGGCAGAGCAAGGCAAGGCGACCCGTCGTGTGATGGTCGATAGTATGAATCCGCGAGACGAGGCGACGAAGAATGCTTACATCGCGCAGGATGGAACATACTACTTTAATGCTTTCTCTATCCCTGCAACGATGGCGAACGCGGGCGTGAACCACAAAATGCGCGGTTCGCGTAAGACTCTAAAATTTGTTGTTCCGTCTGCTGTGCGTATTGACACAGACACCATCACCATCTTGGGTGAAGACGGTAAACCGGCAGGGAACTTTGAGGTTGATGGCCGTCCGGTCACGATCCCTGCAACCAAGGGTCGGGTGATGCGTTATCGCCCCCGATTCGATAAATGGGGCGCGAAGTTCCGTTTAATTCTGAATGATCAAATGCTCTCGTCTGAGGACGCACATCGTCTGCTGAATGAAGCGGGTGAGAGCATGGGTATCGGTGATTTTAGGCCAGAGAAACGTGGTCCCTTTGGGACTTTTAGAGTGACGAGTTTTAAGGAAGTTTAATTTGAGATCAGGTCTGGCGCGGTCTGGCGAGGTTGGGTAGGGTCTGGCACGGTGCGCCCCGGTGAGGTCGGGTTTGGTGAGGTCAGGTTTGGTCAGGCACGGTATGGCGCGGCGTGGCTAGGTCGTGTCGGGTAGGGTATGGCTCGGTAGGGTACGGTTTCTCTGGCGAGAAATTTTTATTTGATGAGGCGTGGCGCGGTCAGGCTCGGCGTGGCTCGGTCGGGTGTGGTGAGGTTAGGTGGGGCATGGTGGGGCGCGGTGAGGTTCGGTTTGGTTTCTCTGGCGAGAAATTTTTTATCTGGTGTGGTCCTGCGGGGCGGGGTCGGGCGCGGTAAGGTGGGGCTTGGTAGGGTTTGGTTTCTCTGGCAAGAAATTTTTATTTGTGGTCGGGTCAGGTCCGGCAAGGCGCGGCGCGGCGGGGTTTGGTAGGGTCAGGTCGGGTCGGGTAGGGTCTGGTCGGGTTTGGTGAGGTTTGGTACGGCGTAGCGAGGCATGGTCGGGTTAGGCTAGGTCTGGCAAGGTGGGGTACGGCGTGGCGTGGTGGGGTCGGGCATGGTCGGGTAAGGCGGGGCACGGTCTGGTTTGGTAAGGTTTTTATTGAGGTAGCAAAGTGAGTGGTAAGCCTAAGAATGAGTTTGCTTTCCCACAGTTGGAAGGCGAACGTCTAAAGTGGTGGGGTCACGGCATGACACTGCGAGACTACATGGCTGCGAAAGCCATGCAGGGATATCTCATATCCCACGGTGTCTTACTACGTCCCGAAGAAGTCTCTAAGATGTCTTACGTCATTGCAGATGCAATGCTTAAAGAACGAGAAGACTCAGCACTTAAAACAGGGGTTAAAAAATGAATCCGGTACAGATTGGACGACAACGATTTAGCAATATCTTCTGGGGTATCATGGACGAGAAGGTAAATGACTTCCCGTACGAGACCATCGAAAAGATTATTGAAGAACAACAGAGGCTGCGAGTTGACGCAGACTACAACACTGGTTCAGTTCCGTACGACGATGCGGTAGAACTTTATAAATTGGTGGCATTCTTTAAGCCGAAGGCTATTGCCGAAGTGGGCACGTTCATCGGGGTCTCTACCCGAACCATGCGTGAGGCCATGCCGTCAGCAAAGATATATACCTGCGATGTATCCAATCAGATACAGATAAGTCAAAGCGACACGGGCATTTTCCAATACCCCAAGCAGTCATCGACACAGATGTTCAAGAACTTGGCCGACAAGAAGATTGGCATTGATCTGATCTACTTTGATGGCAGGGTTCAAGAAGAAGATTTCCAGTACCTGCCGAGCATCATCCATGACCACACCATCTTTGTCTTTGATGACTTTGAAGGCATTGAGAAGGGTACGGTCAATGCCATGCGGTTGGAATCTGGCACACGTGTACTGATCTACCCACGTGAAGGCAGGAAGACGGCGGTATCTCTCCCGTTCACCATGCTGCACTTTGTAGCGCAGGAGGCTGTGTGATCAAGTGGCTATTAGGTTTCTTTAAACGTGCGGATGAGTTCCGTAAGAAAGAATGGGCACACGTGCCACCCCCGGCATGGGGAGCGAAGCGTAGTGGGAGGGATTACTGGTGAAGGATCACGAACAATTAGTTAAGGAATCGCATCGGCTGATCAAAGAACTTGTTGATGTCGGCAATCAAGCCATATCGACTTACGGTGACACCGACTTTAAGAAATGCTACGAAGTATTTAATGCGTTGACAAACGTGACCGGTCCTCTTGCGTTTTTCTACTTACAGCGAGGACGTTGTAATTGGGAACTGCGACGGTGGGATAAAGCCGAAGCCGATTTCAGAGCCGCTGACTATTTGGATCCTGTCAACAGCGCGGATATTAAATGGGTACTAGGTCTGTTCTATTTGCAGCAAAACAGATTTAAAGATTGTTGGCCGTTGTATGAGCGACGATGGCAGTCTGTAAAGTTTACGACTCCCAAACTTAAAACCAACAAGCCACGGTGGAAGCCCGGCAAAGGTTATAAGTCTGTGCTGGTGTGGCCTGAGCAAGGCGTGGGTGATGTGGTTATTTACTCATCTTTGCTGCGGGAGTTGGCGAAGCACGTTGATAAAGTCACGATGCTGATTGATTTCCGTTTGCTGCCGATTTACCAACGCTCTATGCCTGAGATCAATTTCGAGCCGGGTAACACAAGAGTCATGGACGAGGATCACGACTCGCACATTCCGATTGCTAGTTTGGGCAGTCACTTCATCAATGGGCTAGAAGATTTTGAACGACACCGAGCGGTTAATTTTTTAAAGCCCGACGAAGAAAAGGCGAACGAACTGCGGAAACGATTCGGCATCAAGCCCGAAGACTTTGTTGTAGGAGTTTCTTGGGGAAGCATGGCTCCCGCGATTGGCCCTCATAAAAGCATGGGGCTGAATGAACTATTACCTGTTTTTAATTTGGAGAACGTCAAGTTCATCAATCTTCAGTACGGACAGGTTCAACCGGCTATTCAAGAGTTGAAAGAGAAACATGGTGTGGAGTTGATCTGTGCCGAGGATATTGACAACTTTTTAAATTTAAACGGACTCACAGCACTGATGAGTTTGTGTGATGTGGTGGTGTCTGTCAGTAGTGCGACGGTACATTTCGCGGGGGCTATGGGCATCCCAGTTTTACTGTTTGATGCAAACAAGTTGTGGTACTGGGGAAATAAGCGCGGTCAACAGAGCCTGTGGTATCCGTCAGTCAAGATTTTTCCACGTGACAGCATGGCAACGCCGTGGACAAGGCAGATTCTGCGTGTTGCTCATGATGTTAGAAAACTACGTAATGCGAAGTTAGGTATCGAAGAGATCGAGCCGCCCAAGACAACGTTTGTGTTCTTCCACGTGGGGCAGGACATTTATTTCCCCCGCAAAACGGTTGGCTCTATCTTGGCAACGAACCCTAACGCAGAGATTGTGATGTGTACGGACAAGACAACTCCGCACATCGAGGGCGTGACCCATCGGTTTGAGATTGAGTGCGACCGTAATGAACTGATGACAGCAAGGCTCAAAGCGTTTGCTCGACTCCGCTGCCCACACCCGGCTATGTACATCGACACTGATATGCTGGTGCAGCAGAGACTTGATGCTAAAGAACTTCTGGGAGACAAGGATGTGTTGTTCTGTCGCCGGTTCTTTCAGCGAGACTATGATTTTATTACCGAACAGCGCGGCATCCGGTTTGATGAATATGCAGGGAAGAAGATTGACGAGGTCTATCCCATCATCGCTTGTTTCACCGTGACTAAAGACTTTACTCCGTGGGTAAAGATGTACGAGATGCTTGAGGAGATCGATCCGAAGTATCGGAAGTGGTACGGCGATCAGGAGGCCATGAAGCGACTTGCTGTAATGGCAGAAGAATTTAATGTCGGATATTTGAGTGAAGAAGATTACGGCTGTCTCCCCGAGTTTGTGGAAGGCAGATCGCCCAAGGTTCTGCACTACAAAGGCCCGAATCGAAAAGAAGCATTTGAGGTGGCGTGATGAAAATTTTTATTGGTTGGGATAGCCGCGAGGACATTGCGTATCAGGTATGCAAAGAGTCGTTGCTACGGTACACATCTGTTCCGTTAGACATACAGCCCATCAAGCAGCAGGAGATGCGGGAGAAGAACCTGTACTGGCGTGAGCATGATGCGCTGTCATCGACAGAGTTTTCGTTTACCCGGTTCCTCGTGCCGTATCTTGCAGGATACAAGGGGTGGGCGGTGTTTATGGACTGTGACTTCTTCTGGCGAGGAGACGTTGCAGGGCTGATGGACTATGCCAATCCCTACTACGGCGCGATGGTGGTCAAGCATGACTACAAGCCGAAGGAAACAACCAAGATGGACGGTGCGATACAACACCAATATCCACGCAAGAATTGGTCGAGCCTGATCCTCTTTAACTGTGAGCATCTACACATGAAGGCGGTGACGCCTGAGTTAGTCAACCGTGAGAGCGGGATGTACTTACATCAACTGCGGTTCTTATGGGACGCCTGTATTGGGGAGTTACCCATAGCCTACAACTATCTTGAGGGATGGCATACGAGAAACGATTGTCCGAACCCTGTCGCTGTCCACTTCACCCGAGGTGGTCCGTGGTTTAAAGATTGGGCAGATGTTGAATACGCCGATGAATGGTTGGCAGTAGCAAAGGAGATGTGACATGAGTGAGTACGGCGATACAGTTCCCTTGGATGAGGGTGAGACCGCGACTTATTTGATCCTACCTACGCAGAAACAACCTAATTCAAATCAGGTCGTACATGAAGTTACGTGGTGTAAAATTGGAGACGCGGGTGATCTTGAGTACATCAACTGGGAAGCGATAGAAAACTTTGCCAGAGAGTATGACAAGATCGGTAACGAAGGCGAACGCAATCAAAGCCAAGTTATCTGTAAGTTATTAACGCTAGTGCGAGAGCAAACAAGGAAGGAGTGTTTAAATGGTTAAGCCTAGTCTTGAACAGCAGTTACGGGAGAAAATCCCGACTCTTGATTATAAAATTACGGATGACTTTGTTGGCGTGTTTGATGGCGTGTTCCCCGCCGAGTACTGCCAAAACTGGATCAAGTACTTTGACAAGATAGATTCAGCAGGGATGTCGTATTCCCGAGTGCAGGGCATGGATCGTCCGTCTCATGTTAATAAGGATCAGGCTGTAGACTTTCCGAATTGCTCGATCTATACGAACGATGAACTCCGAATTGAGTGTGGCGATTTTAATACAGGTTTTTGGAGTATCTGTTACCCACTTTATGCAGAGAAGTATTCAATCCTGCAAACGTCAGACCCGCACAAGATTTACACAATTAAAATTCAAAAGACTGTGCCGGGTGGTGGGTATCACATTTGGCACGCCGAAGACACCGCCAGAATGCAGCGTAGCCGAGTACTTGTTTTTACTCTCTATCTGAACGACGTTGAAGAAGGCGGAGAGACTGAGTTCCTGTATTTAAGCAAACGAGTTCAGCCAAAGACCGGTCGCATGGTGATTTGGCCTGCTGGCTTTACGCATACCCATCGCGGCAATCCCCCATTAAAGGGTGACAAATACATCATCACGGGATGGGTAGAATTTTAATGGTGCGAGATGGCACGAGACAAAAAGAAAGAGGGTAAGGTCTACACAAGGCTGTCGAGGTTCAATGTGGTTCTGACATTCGAGCAGTACAAGTTTCTGTTAGAGCGCAAACGTAAGGCGCGGGAACTCGACGAGCGGGTGAAATACAAAGACCTAGTGGAGCTATGGGGTATTCCTCAATACCACATGGCAGGTGCTGTTCACCGAGGGATAAGACAGTATGACGAACGAATCAAAGCCGAAGGCAGAGACCGTAACAGTAGACAACCAATCCCCGCCCGGCGCGTGGAAAGACGAAATGAAAGCTGCCCCTTGGGGTTATGGTCAAAGTCAGCAGACGCTCGTCGAGCGATCCTTAGAGAATATACGGAGAGCGGGGTTGTCCAACGAGGCTACAGTCCTTACATTAGAGCTTCTTACTTTGAGGAATGAACTAGAGTATTTGAGTGGGAAGGTTAAAAAACCATGACATATCCGTGGGTAGGGCTACCTTGTTTTCCCTTGGTAGTTAAAGAATTTATTAGCGACAATGAATGCGAAGATTTGCTGACGTTTTTATCCAACAATGAAAGTAAGTTTGGCGCGTTAGTTGAGGGCAACTTTTGGCTTGGTCGTACGATGACTATTCAACAGTCGGGTAGTCCGGTCATTCAAGAAAAGTTTACGCAGATGCGTACGAGAATGGCTAAACACCTACGTTCCAAACTAGAAGAACACTTAGGCTCGCAACCTCCGCTCTACTCTGACCTAATTAATTTTGCACGATGGCCGGTTGGGTATGAACTTCATCCCCATGCTGATGCAGAGAATCCCGGCGGGAGTCCTCACCCGTATCCGTGGCGGCACTTTGCGGCTGTGGTTTATCTGAATGAAGACTACGAGGGTGGAAAGATTCACTTCCCTAATCTGGGCATTGAACTTCAGCCACAGGCTCGGTCGCTGATTATGTTCCCCGGCACTCTTCATTATTTGCACGGGGTACGTCCGGTGACGAAAGGTATGAGACATACGATTGCAAGTTTCTTAACCTTTGATGAAACCAAACACGACAGGTTTGGAGGTGCGATGTGATCGTCGTACCAGAAAGTACGATTGTTGCAATTCCTTACGACAATCGGTTTAGAAACCGTCACGATGAAGTTTTCTTTAATTTTAACGGAATGGTGACTCGGGATTGGTTTATCGAACACGCCTACCGCTGCCTTCCTTTAGTTATCGGCAATCAACATGGATTCGGAGTCAAGTCCTTGTATGACTTCTCTGTTTGGTGGACGGGCGGCAAAAATCCTGATGACGTTAAGATCGCAATTCACGATGACGAATTTTATAGAGAAAATTCTAATCTTCAGTCTGTCAAAGCACACTTTGGAATGGGGACGTTCACGGTTCAGACTGCTTTCTCTTTACGCACCCCGCCTAACGTCAGTCTGATGACAATGCAGCCACCGAACATGGGCATTGATGGGCTTCAGAACATGGTCGGAGTTATCGAAACTGATAACTTACGTCGAGACTTTACATTCAACATTAGGGTGACACGCGCTAACTCGTTGATCGAAGTCAAGAAAGGCGATGTACTTTCTGCCGTACTGCCTTATCCAAGACTATTCATAGACAACTACAAACTAATTGGCCCCGAGCAATTATTCACTGAAGAACAGATTGCAGCAGAACAGAACACAGCAAAAGCATTTGGGGAAGAAAGGTCTAAAGAAGATCCGAAGAAGCCGCACGGAGTGGGACGTAGGTATCACAAGGGAGAAGATATCTATGGTAATAAATTTATTTACCCACACCAAAGAAACTTGCGGCTACCCAAAAATAAAAAGGGTGAGGTGGTAGATGGAGACTGAAGATGATATTTTAGATTTGATTCGGGCATTGCCAGATGAAATCAACAACGCATCGACAACGACTGAATTCAAATTCTTGACAGTGGGCAGCGTCTTGTGGGAGTGTTACCACGAGATCAAACGACTACGCGATGAAAACGCGAAGTTAAAAAGGGGTGGTAAGAGACGATGATTTACTCAGGCGCGGGGCCGTTGCCCCGACATACGTATTGCTACGTTCAGCCGCACACTTTCGGTAACGGCGATTGGCTGCGCGTGTCGTGGTTTGGTTTAGTCAGCCATCCCGGTCGCACGTGGGGATGCCATGTGATGCTTGAATGCGGAGCGGTATACCGCAATGTGCCGCTGCATCGACTAGCACATAAAACTTTGGAAACGCCTTGGGCTCCTTCTGACGCACAAACATGGGACTGTTACGGATACCACTTCAGCATGGTGGAGTACCCGTTTCTTGAAGCCGTTCCTCTGCGCGTTAAGTTGCGCTCCAAAGTAGAACTAACTGGGCGGTATATGTTTACCGCCGTACCTATGCTCGACGGGTTCAGTCTGGAGCCAGAGCAATCGAAAGAGTTTTACTTTATTAAGTTAGACAACGGCAGATTTACAGCACAGCCGACTAATCACATCCTTGTGCAGGATAAGTCTTTTATCACGACATCTGAATGGCCGAGACTTGAGCGGCAGACGGAAACGTGGAGCGTTGATCCATGAGTTTCGTGACATTGGACTTTGAAACTTATTACTCGCAACAGTTTAGTCTGAGCCGGGCCACAACCGAAGAATACATACGTAGTCCGTTGTTTGAAGTCATCGGCGTGGCGATGAAGATCGACGATGACAAGACCGTGTGGTTTAGCGGGACCAAGGATGAAATCAAGGCGTGGCTTAATCAAGTAAATTGGGACGAGTCAGCACTGCTCTGCCATAACGCGATGTTTGACGGGGCTATTTTATCGTTTGTTTTTGGAATTACCCCTGCTTACTACTTTGACACCCTGTGCATGGCACGGGCTAAGCACGGCGTTGATGTAAGCGGGTCTCTAGCCAACTTGGTGAAAATGTATGGTTTGGGCCAAAAGGGAACAGAAGTTATCGAAGCCTTGGGTAAGCGTCGGCAGGATTTTTCTCCTGCTGATCTTAATCGTTACGGGGATTATTGCATTAACGATGTCGATCTTACTTTCAAACTTTTCAACCTTTTTATCGCGGATCATTTCCCGCAGTCAGAGTTAGACCTGATTGACATGACTCTGCGTATGTATACGCAGCCGGTATTGACGGTGAATGACGCGATGCTTGTTGAACGTCTTGAGGAGATCAAGGCTGAGAAGAAAGAACTTCTTGGTGGTTTGATGGGCGTTCTGCAAGTTGGGAACGAGGAAGAAGTCCGGGCGAAGTTGGCAAGTAATCCGCAGTTTGCAGCGATACTGAAGGAACTCAGCATTCCTGTGCCAATGAAAATTAGTCCAACAACCGGTAAAGAAACGTATGCACTTGCTAAAAATGACGAGGGGTTTATTGAACTCTTAGAACATGAAGACCCGCTCATTCAGCAACTCTGCTCAGTCCGGTTGGGTACGAAGTCCACTATTGAGGAGTCACGCATTGAACGCTTTATCGGTATTGGTGCTAGGAATGGCGGCAGGATACCTATCCCGCTCAAGTATTACGGCGCTCACACAGGCCGTTGGGCAGGAACGGATTCAGTCAATTTTCAAAACCTTCCGAGCCGTGATAAGAAAAAGAAAACGCTGAAGAACTCTATCGCGGCCCCTGCTGGTCATGTCGTTATCAACTGTGACTCTTCTCAGATTGAGGCGCGTGTCCTTGCATGGTTAGCGGGACAGGATGATGTCACTGCACAGTTCGCCAAGGGCGAGGATGTGTATTCGATCTTTGCGTCGAAGATTTATAAAAAGCCCATTAGCAAGGCGAACCCCGTTGAACGGTTCGTCGGCAAGACTTGTATCTTGGGATTGGGCTACGGCACAGGGGCTAAAAAGTTACAGCACACACTCAAGACGCAGCCGCCGGGTGCTGACTTGCCCGAGGAAGAGTGCAAGCGCATCGTCGATATTTACCGTGATTCCAACCACATGATCACGGACTTATGGCGAGATTGCGATAGTGCGCTCCAGCACTTTTCGTCGTGGCCTAGCAATTTAAAGTCTTATGCTATGGGCAAACACAAGTGTGTATGGGCTACCGCGTCGGGTATCCGTCTCCCAAATGAATTGTTTATACGATACCCCGACCTACGTTTGAGCGACAAGAAATACATTTACAAATCGCGTAAAGGGGTAACTTCGATATGGGGAGGCGCGATGGTAGAGAACATCGTGCAAGCCTTGGCTCGGATCATCGTCGGTGAGCAGATGCTCAAGATACGAGAACGCTATCGACCTGTCTTGACCGTGCATGACGCAGCGGTAATCGTGGCTCGGAAAGAAGAGGTCGAGGAAGCGGTTGCCTTTATAGTACAAGTCATGTCTACTCCTCCAAGTTGGGCAGAGGGTTTGCCTGTGTCTTGCGAGGCCAAGTACGGCGAGTCGTACGGGGATTGTTAATGATTCAGTGGTCATTCAGTAGTCTTAAGGACTTTATCAACTGCCCGAAGCAGTACTACCACACCAAGGTAGCGCAGGACTTTACCAAGAAAGCATCCGAACAGATGTTGTACGGGTCAGAAGTACACAAGGCGTTGGAGGATTATGTTTGTAAGGCTGTGCCACTAGTTAAAAACTATAAGCGATTTCAGCCACCTCTCGATGCGTTGCTAGAGATTGATGGTGATAGATATTGCGAATATGAGATGGCGCTCACACGGGATCGGGAGCCTTGCGCGTTTAATTCCGATACTAGGTGGGTGCGGGGTATCGTTGACTTATTGGTAGTAGATGGAGCCGATGCTTACATCATTGACTACAAAACCGGCAGCAACCGCTATCCTGATCCGAAGCAATTAAAGTTGATGGCGTTGATGACTTACGCTCACTTCCCACAGGTTGAGCGGATCAAGGCTGGCCTGCTATTTGTGATGCATAATAGTTTCGTTAATGAAGAGTACACACGGGACCAGACAGGTAAGTTATGGGAAACCTTCTTGCCGCATTTAGACCAACTGGAGATGGCCTTCACAAACAGTATGTGGATGGCAAAGCCCGGTGGGTTGTGTGGATGGTGTCCCGTCACCACGTGCAAATTTTATAAGGAGCGATGAGATGCCATACGTAAACAAGGCACGGCCTTACAAAAAAGAATACAAGCAACAGGTTGAGCGTGATGAACACGAGAACCGCATGGAGCGGCAGCGTGCGCGTCGTAGTTACGATAAAAAAGGTATTAGCCGAAAAGGTAAAGACATTGCCCACGTAAAGGCACTGTCAAAAGGTGGCAGCAACGCAACGGGAACACGATTGCAATCACCCTCAAAAAATCGTTCCTTCCGTAGAACTTCAAGCGGTGCTATGAAATAATGCACAAGACGCAAGTGTGCTGTCGGGGAGTTTCTACCACCCACTTCTCCCCCACAATAACTGCGTCTGTTAGCGATAGGTTGGGCCGCTACCGCCCACTCCTTGCCTAGGCGCTAACCGTCTGGCCCACGATACGGGCTCTTTAATTCAGTAGGTACAGTATGGAATTAGTTGAGAACGCAGCGGTAAAACTTACCGTGTCGAACAGTTTCGCCGCCGAAATTACGGCGCGATTAGAACGAACCGAAATTATTCGGGACAACAAACACAGTAAAGACGTACTGATTTGTTGGGATCACAGCGAGATGAAAGTCCTCGCTGAATACTTAGATCATTTCCTGCCTAGTCAGAACGTGCCAAAGATTCCTTCTCCGATGGAGCGGGACTACGATTGGCCGGGGTTCTACAAACCCTTTGACCATCAGCGCGACACAGCGCAGTTCTTGTCTATTAGGCAACGAGCCTTCTGCTTTAACGAAGCGGGTACAGGCAAGACAAGTGCGGCAGTATGGGCTGCTGACTACCTAATGAAACGGGGCATCATCAAGAAAGTTCTGGTGATCTGCCCCCTGTCGATCATGTATTCCGCATGGCAAGCCGACATCATGAAGACAGCCATTCATCGAACGTGTGGCGTCGCACACGGATCATCATCGAAGCGTAAGAAGATATTAGAAGAGAACTTTGATTTTACGATCATTAACTACGATGGCACGACGGTAATCTTACCTGAACTGATGCAAGCCAAGTTTGATCTAATTATCGTGGACGAGGCCAACGCTTATAAGAGTTCAACGACTCGGCGGTGGAAGACCCTTGCCAAACTAGTTGAACCGACCACGTGGTTGTGGATGATGACCGGCACACCGGCAGCGCAATCGCCGGTTGATGCGTTTGGTTTGGCTAAGTTAGTTAGCCCCGGTCGTGTGCCCAAGTTCTCAACCGCATGGCGTGATCGCGTCATGGTACAGGTGAGTAAGTTCAAGTGGGTTCCGAAGAATGTTGCAACCGATGAAGTGTATCGGGCATTGCAACCGGCGGTGCGGTATACAAAGAAAGAGTGTCTTGATCTGCCTGATGTTGTTTACCAGACACGTGATGTACCACTGACTCCACAAGTTCAGAAGTACTACCTTGAGTTAAAAAAGCAATTACTCATAGAAGCAGCGGGAGAGCAAATCTCCGCCGTCAACGCAGCGGCGTCTCTAAATAAACTATTACAGATATCAGCGGGTGCGGTGTACACGGACAAGCACGACATCGTGCAGTTCGACATCTCGCCTCGACTTCATGCGCTCAAAGAAGTGCTTGAAGAAACTACAAACAAGGTTGTAGTATTCGTTCCGTTCCTTCATTCAATCCAAATCGTAGGCGATTACTTGCGTAACGAGGGCGTGTCGAATGAAGTGATCATGGGGTCAGTTTCGGCAAGAGAGCGATCAGAGATTATCAACCGCTTTCAGACTGCGAACGATCCAAGAGTGTTGATTATTCAACCGCAATCGGCAGCGCATGGGATTACTTTGACGGCTGCTGATACGGTAGTTTTTTGGTCTCCGGTAATGTCAGTTGAAACGTATCTACAGTGCGTAGCCCGTATCGAAAGATATGGTCAAGTCAACAAGATGTTAGTGGTGCATTTGCGTGGCTCGGAAGTCGAACGAAAGATGTACGAGATGCTGCAAGGTAAAGTAGATAGTCATCAAAAGTTAGTAGACCTGTACAAACAGGAGTTAGAGGAGATATGACAGTGGGAAATACAGACGAATTAGTTGAAGCGTATCTTTTGATACGCACCGAACGTGACCGGCTATTGCGGGAATACGAAGTAGCCGACGCGAAGTTGAAAGAAGATATGTCGAAGTTGGAAGCCGTGATGCTTGAGATGTGTAACGCAGTCAATGCCGATAGCATCAAGACCAAGCACGGCACAGTCATGCGGAAGCTAAATGAACGCTTCTTCTGCCAAGACTGGGATAACTTTTATAAGTTTGTTTTAGATGCTGAAGCCGTTCAGTTGCTTGAGAGACGCATCCATCAGAGCAACTTCAAACAGTTCCTTGCGGAGACCGCTATGGATGGTCTGCCGCCGGGTGTAAATGTGATGCGTGAGTATGGTGTTTCAGTACGTAAAGCCAGTAGGTAAAAACATGAGTAACGATATCATTGCAAATTTGAAGAGCGAACTTGCTGCTATCCAAGGCGGCGTCGATGACGATACACGCGCCGTTGCCGGTGGCGGTGGTGGCCTATCCAAGCGTATCTCCATCAAGGGCGGCGTGTTCCGTAAGATGGCCGGTGGCAAGGAGATTGGTTCCATCGAAGATCGGCACATGAACGTGATCTTTGTGAAGATGGCTCACAATCCGAGTCGCACCTACTACACGGGTGCTTACAAGGAAGGCGAGAAGATCGCTCCTGTCTGTTGGTCGTCTGACTCCAAGACCCCTGACCCCGAGGTAAAGAACCCGCAAGCGTCTACTTGCGATTCGTGCCAGTGGTCGGTGAAGGGTTCCGGTCAAGGCGGTAGCGGCACTGCTTGCCGTCTGTCGTGGCGTACTGCGGTGGTTCTGCCGCAAGACCCCGGTGGCGATGTGATGCAGTTGGTTCTCCCGGCTACGTCTTGCTTTGGTAAGGAAGAGGCGGGTAAGTGGCCGTTCCGTCCGTACATTCAGATGCTTGCCAATAACAACATCTCAGCGGGTCGGGTGGTTACGAAGATGCAGTTCGACACGAAGTCGCCTGTACCGAAACTCCTGTTCTCCCCGGCAGCGGTTGTGCCAGAGGGCGACGCTGAAACTGTTCAGCGCCAGAAGGAAACGAAGGCAGCGGAGAGTGCTGTCAAGTTGACCGTGTATCAGCAGGACGAAGGTGAAGCACCGGAAGGTCCGATTACAACTGGACCGGCGGCGATGGCTGAGCCTGTGGTTAGAGAGTCTAAGAAGACGGAGAACGCTGCTCCTGCGGCTGACGTTTCCGATGTCATCAAGAAGTGGTCGAAGAAGGGTTGATTCATGGCTCGCACATACGGCGACAAGTTGTTACTGAAATTGCAGAGTGGCGACTCTACTCTGTTAGGAGTACGGCTTGGTCGCCTATGTGTTGAGGCAAATCTCCCTATAGCCTACGTAGCCCCCGCGCTTGAAGTCTCGCGTAACACGGTTCACTTATGGTTCCGTGGACAGGTCATGCTTGAGCCGAAACGCAAGGTCGTTGAAGCCTTCATGCACCTTGTTGAGCAGGACATGAGAGACGGGGTGCTGCCTGTCAAAAGCCTCAAACACGCAAAAACTTACATAGAGGGAATGATCGGCAAAAAGATTTAAGTTTCCATGAGAAGGTTGGCGGGGTGGCTGTCGCCCCGCCTTTTTTATCTAAGTGGGTTGGTGTCCATGCGAAAACAATTTTATGAGAAAGTACTACCTTCGCAGGGCGTCTACTGTGTTACCGAGATTTCCAAGGACAAAAAGGTAGTCAATCGGTTTGCCAGTAGCCTTGATGAAGTTGAGACTTTAGTAGAAGAGATAAACGTAGCGGGTAAAAACGTATTCATTGCTCTGAGTAGCTTCAGCGGTCATAGCCGCATGAGCGATTACGTTATTTACTGTCGTTCGTTCTTCGTTGATCTGGACGTAAAGCCAGACAAAGCCGGGTGCTATAAAAGCAAAGTCGAGGCAATCGAAGACTTAGATCATTTTCTAAAAGTCACTGAACTGCCTCCTCCAATCGTTGTCGATTCTGGCAACGGTGTCCATGCCTATTGGCCGTTTGAAGAAGACGTTCCGATTGCGGAGTGGAAGCCGTACGCCGAGAAGTTCAAGCAACTCTGCTTGGATCACATGAAGATTGATCCTGTGGTGACGGCTGATATCACCCGAATCATGCGTTGCCCAGAGACGCTGAACTTCAAAACTGATCCTCCGAATCCAACGAGTCTGCTGACCGACGAGTTCAACCAGTACGACTTTGCTGCCTTTAAAGATTATTTAGGTGAAGTTGATACTCCAGCCGGGTCAATTCTTGATCTTATCCCGAAAGGATTGGATGACGACACTCGGCAGATTGCCAAACTCGACAACTTTGAGACTACGTTCCAAGACATCGCGGAATTAAGTCTCAATGGAGACGGCTGCAATCAGATTAAAAACGCACTGATTAACTCTAAGACACTGGCAGAACCAGTGTGGCATTCTGCTCTGTCTATCGCCCGTCACTGCACCGATTGGGAAACTGCAATTCACCTGATGTCCGAGGATTACCCCGGATACAGCCCCGACGCTACTTTAAGGAAGGCAAATGAAACAGTTGGTAAACCGCATAGTTGCAGCATTTTCGAGCAGCGCAACCCCGGTGGATGCAACGGATGTCCCCATAAGGGACGAATCACCAACCCACTTGCCCTTGGCCGAAAGTTTGTTGCCGCCCCGTCAGTCGAGACGGTTAGTCAAGAGGACACAGTTCGGGTCGCGGAGAATCCCCAAGAAATTCCAGTATTTCCTAAAGCGGTCTTACCCTATGTACGAGGGCGAACCGGAGGAATCTATTACCTACCCCCCACAGAAACCGACGAAGACGGAGTAAATATCCAACCTGAACCGGTGCTGATATCGACTAATGAATTTTTCCCGGTACAGCGTATGTACGGTGAAGAGGAAGGTGAGTTATTCCTACTTCGGGTCGTTCTGCCTCATGAAGTTCGGGAGAAGTACATTTCTATGGGCGAAGCACAATCTGTTGAAAGCATGAAAGTCATTCTAGGTAAGGCAGGAGTCGCGCCGCCTAACCAGAAACTATGGCCGAAAATCGTGGAGTACACTATGAAATGGGCACACTATCTACAAAGCCGCGACAGAGCAGAGAACGTCTGCCGTCAGATGGGTTGGTCGCAAAACTCAAAGTCTTTCATTGTTGGCGAGACAGAGTTTTACGGTAACGGTAAGCAACGCAGGGCGGCATCCAGTCCCCTAATACGTGATGTGGCGCGGCTTATGAAGCCGAAGGGTGACTTCCAAGTATGGAAAGACTGCATCAATAAACTGAATCAGCCAGAGTTGGAGATGCAAGCGTTCGGCGTGTTCATCTCGTTTGGCTCTCCGTTGATGCGGTTTACGTCTACGAACGGTATGTCGTTCTGCTTCACAGGCTTATCTGGCGCAGCCAAGTCTGGATCGCTCCTTGCCGCACTTTCCGTATGGGGATCGCCCAAGCCGCTCAGCGTTTACGAATCTACAGACAACGCTTTTAACAGCCGTGCTATGTCCCTCAAGAACATTATGATGGGTATGGACGAGGTGCATGACAAACCGCCCGAGCAGATATCGAAACTTGTTCACTTGATTTCGCAAGGTAAGGGCAAGATGCGTATGCAGAGTTCGGTTAACGCCGAGCGCGAGCAACAAGAGATCGCGTCGATGCTCTGCCTCATGTCATCGAACATATCGCTTTACGATTTGATCCTGTCGAAGAAGGCCAACGCAAGCGGCGAGATCATGCGTCTCTTGGAGTACGTGTTGGTTCAGCCCTCGTACCTGACCATCGAAGTCGGGCGTAGCATATTTAATCCTTTGCATGACAACTACGGTCACGCGGGCGCTGCGTATGTAGATTACCTTTTGACGTTAGGCGAGGAAGAGATCAAGGCTCGTATCGCCAAGTGGAGCAAGCGGCTTGTCGCAAGCAAGTTAGGTAGCAACGCTGCCTTCCGGTTTTATGAAACTGCGTTTAGCGCGACGTTTGCAGGAGCCGAGATTGCCATTGAAGCCGGGATCATCGACCTCGATATAGAGCGTATCTACGACAAGGTAATACTGGAGACCATCAAAGTGAGGGACAGCACCCAGAAGCATCAGATTACGGATTACGAAGGACTTATCACCGAGTTCTTGAACGATCAGTGGCGGCGTGGCACGTTGATTTTCGATGAGGGTCGGGTCGTGAACGAGCCGTTTGGTGAACTTGTAGCCCGTGTCGAGATCGGTAGCGGCACTCAATACGTGTCGAAGAGCAAATTTAAGAAGTTTTTATCCGAGAAGAGCGTAGGCTCCGCTGAGTTTGAAAAAGCACTAGAGAAGTCCACTGTTAAGTTGGAGTCCAAGAAGATGCGGCTCTCGACAGGGTGGAAGGCCGGTATGAACTCGCCTCCGATTCATGTCTATTCATTCCAGTACGACATCCCCAAAGAGATGTTAGATGACAATCAAAGTACTTGAACCTGAATGGATTTTTCCGTTTGAGGGTATGGCGGTGGGGGACAGTTTCTTCATCCCTACCCTCAAGATTGCGGAAATGCTGTACGTGATAGACTGCCGAGCCAAGGCCGCTCAAGTACGAGTGAAGGCTTATGCCTCGTCCAAGGAAGGACACCTTGGCGTTAGGGTTTGGAGAGTTGGTTAATTACTCTTTTACCCGATTGATAGCACCTTCACGGTATCGTTTTGGTATTGAAATACCATCAACGGCTTCTTCAGCAGCCTTACTGCGCTGACGGAACGACTGTTCAAGTTCGTCCCAATTAATTTTAGCGTCAAATTCAGCGGCAGTTTTAGTTTTGTTCCACTTACTAATATCTTGCAAAGCTTCTTCGTAGCCTTCTTGGTCGCCTTGTGACCATGCAGAATAAGCATCCTTAAACAACGCCTGTCGGCGTTCAATAACGCTATCAACAATTTCTTTTCTAGCGCCAGCACGAGCCGTTGCTTCCGATACCTGCGTCGGCGTAAATCCAAACGCTTGCATGAAAATTTCGTAGGCATCAAGGTCTTCAGTGATTTGTTTGCCGTCTCTAGTCAATACACCATCACTGTAGTAACGCCACGCTTTAGCAAAGTTTCTAGCAGCAATCGGCAACAGCTTTTCAAGCACGCGATCAGAATACCCATCTTCATACCATTCTTTTACTGCTTCGGTACGAGAACGAATAGAGGCGTACGCAGGGCCTAAAAACTGTTCAATCGCAAACAGTTCCAATCCAATTTCATCTAAACGGCGTGGGTCATCGCGCCAAAACATACCGTTAAAGCCAGTACGAGCCGCCATGTCGATACCAAAAATCTGGTTGACCGGACCCCTAAATGCCCCAAGTCCAACGTCTTGCTTCAGGTCTTCTTCTGCGTCAGTGATTTCATCATCTGCTTCACCAAACATCGCAGCCGATACAGCACTTGCCATCGCAGACAACCCAGTGGCTAAACCATAAAACGGCAATCCCTGAATACCCGCAAACGTAAACGCACCGCCAACAGTACCCACCCATTGCTTAATAGCAACCTTTCTAAACTCACGGTCAGCAGCCTCTGCCTCGGCTTTCTCTTGTGGACTCATCCCCGTCGTATCAGTTTTTGACCCCTCAAGAGCATCGCGTAGCAGTCGCACCTGAAGTGCATACATGGCCCTAGCAAAGCGTTTAAACGTGAGGGCAACCTTTAATACCCCAGTCTGGAATATGCGCGGGCTAAGCTCAGTTAGCGTTTCACCGTTGGCTTCATCTGCAAGGCGAATAGCTTTGTTAATGGCTTCTTTTTCAACAGCCCGTCCCGTAAGACCCTGCGCTCTTTTCTTCTCCATCTCCAATCGGAACGCCGCGATAAGAGTCACTTCGCGGTTAAAACGCTCTGTGTTTTGGAACGTCCAGCCCAAGAACTGCTTAGTGTAGTTAAGCATTCCAGAGTAATCGCTGAGCGTGGCTCCCCGGTCACGAGCCTCCATAATGTCGTAGCCAACCGAGTGCTTGATAGCACCCTGCTTAACAGCCTCTTCAAACAATCGTCCCAACGGAGAATTGGGCGGAATAGAAGCCGGGTCAAACGCAGTACGGTCGGCCTCTGGAAATTTCCTCGGTTTTCCTGCTTTACCATCGTCGTCCCAACCGCCTTGGAAGTACATGGCAATTGCATCTTCCATTGCAGTCTTGGCTTTACCGTAGCCGTACTCGCCGCCAAGCATCGGATAAACAATCATCGGCAAGTTAGTAGTGTTGGCTACGGCAGAGGACATATTGCCCAAGATAAAATCTGCGTAGCTCATGAACACAAAACGGTTAACCAAACTGCTATTAGACGGATCACGCAAAAAGTTAAGCCGTACTTTTAATTCGTTGCCAAGTTGCAACGCCGTCATTGAGCCGTCTTTGGCTACGTCTTCCTCGACTAACTTCGTGGCTTCGTCAATTTGCGGCGCATATTCAAGGTTAGTCAGTTGGTTCGCCATGCGAGAAGCGACGATGGCATAGACGTTAAGAAGGTCTTTCTTAGCGCCTTTATAACCCTCACGCTTACGGAACTGCTGCCGTACGGACGAAGCAGGAATAGTGTCCAAAAACAACTTATACAAAGTCTGCTTCAGTTCGGCAGGGATTTGCGCTCTAGGACCGAACTGATCTTTGTAATACTTATCTATCTCTTCGTTTACCTTACCGAAGAACCCAAAGCTGCCCATACCCGGCGCTTCAAAGGCGTCTTCAATCTTGGAATACTGTTGAATACTACTTCGGTTAATACCCGCTTTTACTAAGTCACGGATAGCGAACAGCCGCGCTTTTCTGCTTGTAAAAGACTCAACAACAGTTTCACCATTTCTATCTTGATAGCGAATCCAATAATCGCCGTCACGATATAGCGGCAAATAAATTTTAATTCTGCGGGATTCAATTTCTTTACGAATCAAATTAGCTGCCGTGGGGGGCAGGTTCTTCGTAATAAGCTCAATGTACCGATCAGACATCTGCCGGTAAGCGTCAAGCATATCGAAGTAAACATCTTTAAGAGGCTGCGGAAGACTCTCAAACTCTGCGGTAAGTTTGTCTAAAGAATTGTAATCCTTGTTAGGAACAACCGTGCCGTTCTTGAGTTTAATAGTCCTACGGAAATCGGTCTGCGTTTCAGTAGACTCAAGCGCAATTCTGTAAAACTTTTGAATTACGCCTTTATATTTTTTATCTGACAGTACGTCATTCCATTTAGTAACATTGTTATTAATATCACCGCGCATTTCGCGCAATTTCACAGCACGTTCAGTGGCGACTCGGGTAAGCCCCCTAATAGCAGGAACGATTTTGCCAAAGATGTCTTCCAATTCCCGCATGGTGCGGAGTTGCAAATAGGCGGGACGTAACTTGTCGCTAAGCCCTTCTGCAAATGCCAAAGCTGTTTCCGCAAGCTCAGGCGACATTATTTTAAGGTCTTGAAGTTTCTGAGCCGAAGAGTTAAGTAAATTACGTTCTTTTCTTTTTGCAGCAGCGACAGATTTGAGACCGACAACTTCACGTTTGCCGGTCGTAACTTTCTCCTGCGCCAGTCGCATGACCTGTGCAACGTCATTGTTAGAGTAGGCAAACTTGATGCCCATCGCTCTAGCAGCGCGGCGAATAAACGCAGCCACACGGTTAAACGCAGCACGAATACCGGCTTCTTTAATTGGACCGGCTTCAGCCTTGGAAGCAAGAACTTCTTCCACTGCCTGTGCATTGCTCATGCCGGGGGTTTTGATCGCATCCGCCGCAGCGCGAGTAGCTGGGTTGGTGTCGTAGATGTCGTTCAGGATGTCGTTGAGTCGGGTACGGAACTTCTGCCGCAACCCGAAATGCCCAAAACTTTCATGCAGAACGGTGGCGTGAACATCGGCTTTGTCAGTGGCGCGGCTGGCAATAACGTAGGTCTTACCTTCATGGTAAAAACCTTTGTCGTCAGGGTTTACCTTCACACCTTTAGGAATGCGTGTGTCGTTCTCGTTATCAAGAACAACAACTTCCGGTGCGTTGGTCCAGCCTTGAATTGACTCAGACGCGGCTTGCTCAACATCCTGTCGTGCCATGACAGGAGACGGCGGCACTACACCACGACGGCGCGGGGGCAGTGAACTAATTGATGGCTGTTCTTGTGTGGTAGTTACAGTGCTGATATCGCCTAATGGAGGCTCGACCCGTCCTTCTCTTTCAGCAACATCAACAGCAGTTCGTGGAGCAGTCCCCAATCCCTCACTTGCAACTCCTGCAACTTCTGGTCTAGTGGGTTCTGGTCCCGGTAAAGGCAGTTCAGCGCTTCTTCCAACTGCTCCAGCGACAGTTGGCTCAACAGGTCTTGATGTTGTTTCAACGGTTGCACTGGGAGCCTCCTGACGTTGCCCCATCGTGATTGTACGCTTGCCATTCTTCGGAGCCGTAACGACACCTTCAAGCTCCATACGTCTAAGAAGTTCAGTCGCCTTCGCCAAATTGACGTTAAGGGCGCGTTGAATGGTAGCGACACTAGGCACACCACTCTGAAGAACCGCATCTACAGCCTGTCGGTAAATAGGGTCTTCAACATCAGTGGGTTCGATAGGCAGGGCCGCTTGAGCACCCGCAGTTTGCGGGATTGGAGCAACCGCAGCGGTCGGCGTTGTTAACGTAACCGGCTGGCCTTTCGGTAGGGTCTCTGCACCGGGGACGTTAATTGCTTCAGCCAGAGCCTTATCAACCTGAACCGTAGGTTGCGTAGCCGTCACTGTGGCGGCTGGCGTTTCAATTAACTGCTGCTGAGCATCCGCAGTTTGCGGAATCGGTGCGACCGGTGTAGCCGGAGTCGTAACTGTCGGTGTACCCGACAGTTCTTGAAGTCTTAGACGATAGAACGGAATGGCTTCTTGCAAAGCTTCGGCGCGAGCCATGAGTCTTTGCTCAGCATCAAGCGGTTCAACGCCCATTAAACGGGCGTCTCTCTCCATGCCTTCTGGATCAGCAAGGCTTTCTGACAAGTTAGCAAGATACATCTCCGCATTTCGCAGAGTTTCAGCAGCTTCTTTAGGCGTGCTTATGCTACGTAATTCACCGCGCAAAGCAGGGGGCGCATCGTCAATCGACGACGGCAACGGAGGCGGAGGAGTCTTAGCCGCTTCCTCTTCTTCCTTCTTTATTGCGTCGGCTTCTTCTTGAGTTTCCTGCGTTAAGTCACCGGCAGGTTCAGCCCGAGCAACTTGCGTTCGTGCAGCGGCTCTATCAACGACTCGACCCACGCCACCAAGCGGAGCCATAAGGCTAGTACGGTATCCAACCTCAAGATACTCTTGTACAGCGTCGTTATCGGCAACTGATAGACCGGCTTGAGCACGTTCAAGTGCTTGTTGAACAACTTCAAACGGAACTTCAGCAGCTACACCTACGGCGGTGCCTTTGGCTACAGTTTTAGCAAGACCTTCTCGTGCTAGTTTCTCTGCCTTCTTAGCAGACTCTTCAGTGCCTTCGGCTAAGAGTTCATCAATCTTCTTACCCGCTTCACCAAAAAGTTTTTTGCGGAGGACGCGACCAAGAATTAAAGCTTGGCTTGCTACGTCGAGCGCAGCTTGTGGTACAGCGGCGGCAGCGGCGGCTGTGCGGGAGATATCAACATCACGACCTGCGGCGATGTCTTCTTCGGCTTGGCGCTGAATGTTTGCGCCGTACTGCTGCATGAAGGACGGAGTGACAGCGCCGGTAATACCGCCAACTAACGCAGTTACAGGTGCAGCGGGACCGCCAACCATAGCACCAAGAGCAGAACCTGCTTTAGCACCTGCTATCGTAAGTCCCATTTGAGGAAGTTGTTCAGCAACAGCTTCGGGGATACTTCCAACAGCTTCGCCAGCAGCGCCTAATGCACCGCGCTCTTCGTAGGCTTTCTTAGCCGCCTCAAGAGTTGGGCCTTCGCCATACTTCTCAGAAATGATTCGGCTACGTTCGGCGGCTTCAAGCGCGGCTTTTTCTGCATCAGCTAAAGATTCACCAGCCGTTTTTACGGTTGAGGCCATCGACTTAAGGCCGCGCATAAACCCAGCGCCAACACCACCTTTGTCTTCTTCAGTCTGCCGTCTTTGTTCTTCTTGTACCGCTTGTCTGTACGCAGCAGCGACCGTCTCGAATTCCCGAGAACCTTTTTTGTCTTTGTTACGTACAATCCACGCCGCGTACTCGTCAGCCGTTGCCACGATTAACCCCCGGCAGCAAGAACGGCGTCCGCTTCGTCTCGAATACTACTGTTCGCAGCGGGAGCGCCACCTTGAGGCTGTGCTTGAGTTACGTCAATAGGAGCCGCACCAGTTTTAGGTTTAGCTGCAATAAGTGACTTGGTGACTCTATCTACTTCAGCGTTTGCACGATTAAGTTCTTGCTGCATTGCGGCTTTCTTAGCCGGGTCGGTTTCTTTAGCGATAGATTCCGTCAGCGTTCCAACACGGGCTAATGCACCGCCAAGCACGTAGTCAGTCGAAGTACCGCGACCGGCCTCGACTCTCGCCTGCGCTTCTCTAACAGCGATCTGTGTACCGCGATCATACTCAGCCAGAGCCATACGAGATGCTGCTTCAAACCCAGCCAACGCCGTGCGGTATTGATACTCCAATGCAACATTTTCGCGTTGAGCTTGACGATCATTAAGCGTCTTTTCTGCCGTTTCCAACTTAGTTTCAAGTTGATTAACGCGGTTCATGGCAGTTGTGGTGCGAGTTGTTCTAGCAGTTTCTTTAGCCTTAGTCAGATTAATAGCTGCTTTCTCACGTTCATTACGGGCAGCGCGAATCTCTTTTTCAAGGTCACGCTCACGAGTAACAGCCGCACTACGTGCTTTCGCCATTGCCTCCAACGCGCTACGAGACTTAGTGGCGTAACCTGCGATATCGGCAGCTTCCTGACGGCGTAAATTGCCCCGGTCAGCCTCCAACTCTTCAAGCGAACGCTTTTCCTGCCGCTTCAATAAATCCGCTTCTTCCTGAAGCGACTTGGCGTACTCGCCAATACCTTGCTCTTTCTCAATTCCTTCCAGTTCTTCTTCCTGCTTCTTAAACGCCGGGACATAACCTTGTCCCATGATGTTTGCGAAGTAATCGTAAATCTGTTGATCCGAGCGCGGCTTCGGCAAGTTCGCCGCCACGATAGGCGGAGTGGACGCACTGACGCCACCTTGATCAAACGCCACGATGCCGCCACCGGCAAAGCCCTGCGGATTCTCCATCCTGCCAGCATCAAGCGAGGCAAGACCACTTGCTTGCGGAGCCATTTGAGGAGCCGTCATTTGCGGAGACATCATGGGTTGAGTAGCAATCTGTGGTGCAGTTTGGGTAGGTTGCATTTGAAACCCGCCCAGTCCACCAGCACGTGCTTGCGCCGCCATGTTAATTTGATCTCGCACAGTCCCAGTTTGCATAGGACGAGTTTCAGGCTGCTTTAATTGCTCAAACTGACGCAGCATGGCAGAGAGATCAACAAGCGGAGCAATGCCCTGCTGAGCCATGCTCTTCACATAAGTCATGGCTTGATCCATCGGCATACCTTTAGCCATCGCGCCATGAAGCGAAGTCAGCATCGTTCGCACAAGCGGGTTAAGCGGAGTGATAGCCATCATCGACCTCCGAAGAGCGTATTGATACCACCGCCGCTACCCAAGATACCGCCAATCATGCCAAGGGTGCTGGACGGTTCGTAGATACTTGTAGTCTTATCCGTTGACGGGATACCACGAATCAAGTTCGACATGAACTCCAACTGCTTGTACGGATACTGCATCTCGTCAATGAAGCGTTGGTAGTCCGACGCAAGCATCTGCTGCTTGAGCGCCTGTTGTTGGGCACCGGCACCGAGTTGAGCACCGAGGATGCCTGACTGCTGTTGATATTGCTGCTGACCCAACTGACCAAGCTGCCCGGCAGCGGCCAACTGTTGTTGAAGACCTTGTAGACCAAGGCCAGCACCGAACTGACGGGACTGCTCACCCAACTGCGTACCAGCCAGACCATACTGAGCGCGAGTTGCAGCATCAGCCATCGCCTGTTGAGTTGCTTGTTGGTAGGCGTTTTGAAGGCCTGTTGCTTGGATATTCTGCAACTGCTCATTCAGACCACGACGAGCTTCAGACTGCATCAATGCTTCACGAGTACCGCCTTTAGCACCAGCACGGGCCGCAGCCGCCGCCATACCCGGAAGTTGACGACCGTAGTCCTGAATTGCCTGTTTCTTTTGCTGCTCAACTACGCCCTGCATGTACGGGGACATGTAGGGATCAAGACCGCCTTGTTGCATATACGGCGACTGGTAATACTGTCGCTGACGAAGAGGGCGATATTTAGCAAGGTCCTGCGCTTGAAGCGCGGCTAGACCCGTGAAGCC